GATCAAGGAGCGTGTGGATGGCTGGTTCGCAGCACACGAGGAGCATGGCACTCCCGTCAGATCCTGATGATCCATTCTCCGCAGTGTTGGACCAGGTGATGGAGAAGTACCAGGATCGCTCTGCCGAATATCCCAAGGACGATCCCTGGGGCAACGGCGGCTACCGGGCACAGCTCGTGGAGATGCGCAAGAAACTGGATCGGCTCTGGGTCTACTTCAACGCTGACCCGGACGCAGGTCACCCTCTGAAGCCAGAGGATGATGGGATCGACTTGATTGCGTACTGCGTGTTCTTCTTGATCCTGTTCCGTCGAGGCGACCGAGATGGGAGCTGGCCTTGGCCGATGACAATGTGATCCGGTTCGCGGATGAGACTCCTGACGGCGTTCCGTGTCGTCATTGTGGCGAGCCGATCTTCTGGGATGAGATCTGCTGGGTCCACGACAACGGCTTCGCTGACTGCGGACTGGTAGTCGGCGGCGGCGGTCGGACAAGGGCGGAGATCATTATTGATCCCGACCTAAGCATCGAGGGGCCGCACGCAGGCAAGCGCGCAGAGCCGGTGGGGGACTGGAAGTAATGCCCGGTAGCGATCATGGAATTCAGAAGGGCTTGGAGGCGCAGCTTGACGTCCATGGTCGCGTCAAGTTGGAGCCCGGCGGACATCATCATAAGCAGCCGAAGGGTGTCCGTCGGGCCGCAAACGGGAACAGGCACCCGCAGCGTTGGGTGAGTATGCATCATCACTCTACATTCAGCTACGGGGATGGCTACGCTCTGCCTGAGGCGCACGTGCGCCGCGCGGTCGAGCTAAACATGAGCGCCATTACGCTCACGGAGCACGGCAACATGTCCAGCCACGTCAAGCTGGAAGCTGCCGCTCAGAAGGCCGGTATCAAGCCGATCTTTGGAGTTGAGACGTATTGTGGAGAAATCGATGAGGAGCACCGTGAACAAAAGAAAAACCACCTCACGCTTCTGGCTGAGGATGAAGGAGGCTACGCAAACCTCCTCACTCTGGTGTCTGAGTCCTACTCCAAGGGCTTCTACTACGAGCCAACAGTCGACGGACAGATGCTCTATGACCGTCGTGAAGGTCTGGTGGTGCTATCGGGTTGTCAAGGGAGCCTGCTATGTACCAGCCTCGTGGGCGGGAAGCTCGTTGACCCCGAGTATGCCTCGTACGGACGCGGGCTGAAGATCGCAGAACGGTTCTCGCAGGCATTCCCTGGAGCCTACTACCTGGAGGTGCAAGCGTTCCCTGAGCTAGAATCAACTTGTGCCCTCAATCCGATGATTGAGCGGATCGCGCGGAAGCTGAGGCTACCTCTTGTCGCCACTCTTGACATCCACTATACTGCTCCAACGGAAAGTGAGATTCAGAAGATCCTCCACAACGTTCGTCCTGGTGAGAAACGCACACTCGAAGACATGGAGCGTGACTGGGGATATGAAGCTCCCCTATGTCTCCCTCTTTCTGATCGTGTCATATATCGACGGTTGCGTCAGACAGGGCTTAGCCATAGAGCCGCTGTTCAAGCGATCCTCAACGCCGAGGAACTAGCACAGCGCTGTAACGTCGAGCTACCCAAGCTGCCTGATATCGAGTTCCCACTGCCGCCGGGATACACCAGCGCGCGTGAGTTGATGCGGGAGTGGGTCAACGATGGGTGGGTCTATCGCGGAATCCACAGACTACCGCCGAGCAAGAGGCGAGCATATCAGGAACAACTCGACAAGGAAATGGCAATCATCGAGAGCAAGAACTATGAGAACTACTTCCTCGTTGTTGCTGACGGCGTGGTGTGGTGTAAAGAGCATGGCGTCTTCGTGGGACCTGCCCGTGGAAGTGCGGCTGCCTCCCTTGTCGCGTTCCTGCTACGAATTACGGAAGTCAATCCACTCGTACACACGAACTTGGTCTTTGAGCGGTTCATTGACGAGAGTCGCCCGGACCTGCCGGATATCGACATCGATCTGGACGCTGACACGCGCTGGCGTCTACGTGAGTACCTCGCTGGAAAGTACGGCGAATGTTTCAACGTTGGAACATTTGTCTACTACAAGTCCAGGAACGCACTCGACGATGTGGCGCGCGTGTTTAGAGTTCCAAAGTGGGAAGTTGACGTAATCAAGGGGCAATTGATCGAAAGATCATCTGGCGACCTGCGGTCCTCAGCCACGATCGAGGACACGGTTGAGCAGTTCCCAGAGTCCAAGAAGATCATCGAGAAGTATCCAGATCTCCGACGAGCCCAGGATCTGGAAGGCAATATCAAGGGGTTTGGTGTTCACGCGGCTGGCCTAGTCGTCGGTCATGTCCGGACCGTCGCGCCAGTAATCAAGCGAGTCATCAAGGGTCGGGAAGTGGAAGTCGTAGCAATCGACAAATGGGACGCAGAACGACAAGGGCTCTTGAAGATGGACTACCTCGGCCTCAAAGCGATGACCATGATCAACAATGCCCGACTGGAGCTTGGGTTGACCATGGACGATCTTTACAACTTGCCGCTGGATGACGAACCGATGATTGAGATCTTCCGCAAGGGTGACGTCATCGGTATCTTCCAGTTCGAGGGGCAGGCTGTGCGCCTACTGAACTCGCAGATCAAACCGGACAACTTCGATGAGATCTGCGACGTAACCTCGCTGGCCCGACCGGGACCGCTTCACAACGGCGCGGCTGAGGCGTACATGAACATCAAGGCCGGAACCGGCTCACCGGAACTATGGCATCCGGCCGTGGACCGAATCGTTCAAGACACGAAGTATCAAATCATCTACCAAGAGCAAATCCTGCGCATTGTAAGGGAGATTGGCAACTTTGATTGGACGGCCGCGGCATACATCCGCAAAATCATCTCCAAGAAACTCGGAGACCAAGAGTTCAACCGACAGAAGTCACGATTCATGGAGGGCGCTGCAACCATTCATGAGCGTCATCCGGACATGCCGCCGCTGCCAGTCAGTGTTGCGGAGCGCGTCTGGGGATCGTGCATCACGTCAGGGTCGTACGCCTTCAACTTCGCGCACGCCTGCGGATACGGCAAGATCAGCTGCATCACGGCGTGGTTGAAGGCGCATCATGAAGCGGTTTTCTTTGCTTGCAATCTCGCGGCCCACGACGACGATTGGCGGCGCAATACTCTCATCCGAGATGCTATTCGGCACGGGGTTGAGGTACGGCCGCCTTCCGTCCGCAGATCAACCAGGACATGGACAATGGTTCGTTCTAACGGTGGACGACCTGCTGTGCGGATGGGTTTCCAACAACTACCGGGCATCGGTGAGAAGATGGCCGATAGAGTTATGGAGGTACGGGGCGAGCGCGGCAAGGAGCACGGCTGGGTAAACTGGCACGACATGATCACAGTTCCAGGCATCGGTCCAGCCAAGCTCCAGGCGATCACAGACTTCGTGGAGCGGGATGATCCATTCGGCGTGTTCGACGCCGACCGCCGGATTGAAGAGGCGAAGGAGGCACTCTGGAAGTTCCACATTCCGCGTCCGACTCATCGCAGCATTGACGTACCGTACGAGCGTGGCAAGCAAGTGGCCGTTACTTGGATGGGAGTCGTACGGCAGCGCAACCTTCGTGATCTGTTTGAGGTCAATGCTCGCATGGGCAAGGAGATTGACCCCGAGAAGATCAAGGACCCGGATTTGAGTGAGTTCATGTTGCTCGTCTGCGAGGACGAGGAAGACATGATGCGACTGCGGATCGACCGCTACAAGTATCCCAACTTCAAGGAGGCACTCTGGAATCTAGAGCTGGACGAGGATGTGGTCTGGGTCCAAGGCTTCAAGCCGAGCTACCGTAGCGCCAGAGAGATCGTCGTGACTCGACTCGTCGTGATTGAGGTGGGCGACCGGCGCGACGAGGCTGAAGATGAAGAGTCGTGATATCAGAATCCAAAACTCGGTCATCTGCGGTCGCAAGAACTGCACCAATTGCGGACGCTGGCGACATGCTTACGAGTTCACCTATGAAAGACGGGGCACTACCTACTACATGCGGTCGGAGTGTCGCGTGTGTGCGCGAAATCGGCGCAAGGAGTGGTATCGCAAGCTCAGCCCGCAACGCAAGAAGAATCTGCGCCAAATCGAGAGTCAGGCTCGGCTCCGTCGCAATGGCGGCGACAAGGTCGATGCCTGGCCGGTCCGGCGTTGGCTAATCATCAAGATCAATGATGGATGGAAGATCAGAGAACTGGCTGATGAATTGGGTTTGGAGCCAGATGAAGTCCTCGACCTGGCGCGTGGCTACAGAGAGGAAAGCTGGGCGTGCGACATTGTGCCGATCAGAACGGTCGAGAAGCGGCTCATGTTGAGATTTGTCGAGATAGCCAACATGCGGCGCGAATCACTCAAATGAGTCAAGACCCTGACGACCATACCTTCCTTGCCCCAGAAGGGCGAGCGTGGGACAGATGCGTACACTGTGGACTGGCGCAGTCGGCGCATTTGTCAATAGGCATCCCGTACGAGCCAACTGCTCGGCGGGCCGAACAACAGGAGGTTCCAGATGGCGGACGAATCGTCAAGCCAAGAGATTCAGCAATACGCAGATGAGGCAATGTTCGAGGCGGCGCCTATGGAGACTCAGCTGCCGACTGCGTTCCTCCTCTGGATGACACCTGATCCGCTCGGAGCAATCGCAGCCGGTTGCCGGATGTATGAGGGCAAGCCGACGTACTCCCTCCACGATATCACGGACGACGAGCGCAGGCACTACTGGGAACAGGTCCAGCAGACGCATCTCCAAGCTCCCTTGGAGCTAGTGAAGTTCCACTTTTTCATCGAGGGCGTGGACCGGGCGCTGACCCATCAGATGGTCCGACAGCGGACGGCGGTGTACATGCAGGAGTCGATGCGCTTCGCCGTCAAGAACAACATCCGCGAGGAGACCAGCGTTCCGCCCAGTCTGCAGGCAAACAAGAAGTTCAGCCAGGTATGGGGCGATACCCTCAACTACATCGAGGCGACGTACAACTGGCTCATCGCGAACGGAATGCCGGCAGAGGACGCACGCGGCCTGCTCCCGCACGCAACGCTGACGCGGCTGAACTACTGCACCGATCTGCGCAACCTGATGGAGCACGCAGGCAACCGGCTCTGTACGCAGGCGCAGTTCCACTGGCGCTTTCTGTTCGCCTCGATGGTGAAGGCGATCCGCGAGTACCGTGTGCCGACCGGCCCTGCGACGGCGTTCCACGCAGCGCACGACAACGACTGGCAGTTTCGTCTGATTGCCGGTTCGGAGCTGTTCCGGCCCGTCTGCTACCGACTCAAGCGCTGTCCGTTCCTGGCCGAGTTCGATCGCAAGTGCTCGATCCGCGAGCGTGTGGGCCGTGGTGCCTTCGATGAGATCGAGGCGGCTGAGTGGATGCTCGATCCGGCCGCAGCACGATGAACTGGCCGTCACCGTACCGACTGATTACGGTCCAGGACTTCCTTGCTCTGCCCGGAGTTCGGCGTCTCACGGATGAGGAAGGTACGGTGACGCTCTTTGTCGGCCCCGAGTGGGTGGAGCCCTACCGCCGGTGGTTCAGCAAGGACGGCGACGGGGCTGAGCGCATCACTATCAACCTCAAGGTCAATGTTGAGCGTGACGACAGTGACCCAGATGAGCCAATGTTCCCGCGCCCCAGGATGGATTGGGACGACTGAGGACGCATCGTGGTTTTCACTTTGACGATGATTGGAGCTAGTTGTGACTGAGGAAGCCGACCCCACATCAGCAATCACCTTCTTGCAGGAAGTCGTCCACCGGAACTCGGAGGCGCATGGCTTCTGGGAGCCATGGGATGACGCGCAGTGGTTGGAAGAGTACGCGGTGCACGCCAAGAACTCAGCCGTCGGGATGGCGACGACGAGCTATAACCGCATTCTCAAGATCGCCAAGGAGCACCGTGTGATGCTGCTCGCGACGAAGCTGATGCTCTCGGTCAGCGAACTCGCTGAGGCGCTCGAAGCACTGCGTGACGAGAATCCCGTCGATTTCAACGAGGAAGTCATCGACTCGATTATCCGCAACCTCGATCTACTGGCTCAGGTCCAGGCCCCGACAACGGCGATCCTCGCCAACAAGATCGTCAAGAACAGCGAGAGGCCGTACAAGCATGGGCGGGCATTCTGACTGGGTGGTGATATGTGTTGATTGGGGGCGACCAAATGTAGTGGATAAGGCTCTCAGCCAGGAGCAGGCAGAGCAGTTGGCCGAGATGTATGATGGGATGGCACTCAGATGCATAGCGGTCAAGAGCGACGACCCAAGGGTCTTGTATGACGAGGAAAGCTGATACAGAGCCACTGGAGACTCTGCGGGAAAGTATCCTGAAACTTCTTCAGCATGAGGCACTGACCGAGAAGGCACTGGCGCGGTTGTTGTATCAGCCCGAGGCGGTTATGAAATCGACGCTCGCGGCCATGGTCTTCAAGAACAATGAGATCTGTTGCAAGCGCGTGATGGGGCTAACCGTGTACTATATCGGTGAGCCTCCAAAGGCATTCTGGGAGGTAGTTGACCATACGGGGCATAACCTGCCTCGACCGCGCTCCTAGTGACCGTTCCCTATTCCGCCCGGGAAAGTGCGGTCGGTCCTCGGAGGCCGGGAGGCGATGGTTCTGGCATGAGTACGGATGGATCTAGGGGAGGCGCGGAGCGCGTCGGCCGCGCGGAGGGACTGAAATGTTAGACTATGAAACTAGACACATGATCACGGAGCTGCCAGACCCGGTTCTCTCGCATCTTGGCCGCAATCATCCGGGGCGCCTCAGTAAGCGTTGGCAGAACAAACTGTTCGATGCCGAGCTACTGTATCTCGACGGGACTGGTAAGTTAGCTATCACAAGAGAGGCTGCGTTCTATATCGCGGAAGCATTCCAGAAGCGCTTTATGACTACTGACCCTCGCGGTCAGCGAAAGATCAGTCGCGGTAGGCCAGGAGGATGGGCAAGTGGCTAGGAGGAAGTCAGCAAAGCGACGCCGAACTGAAGCCGAGGCCGAGGCCGCCAGAGAGGCTGCAGAAGCACGGATGCGTCAACGGACAGCACGCGACAGTCCCTACTTCCAAGTGATGGAGAAACTGCTTGAGTTGCTAGCCGAATTCCCGAACAACGCACATGGAATCTTCGACCTGACGATCCAAGAGGATGGCTGGATCTATCGCTGTGAGATCCAAGACCGTCTGCATAACTCTGGCCGGATGACCCTTCACTGGGGGCGGTTGTAATGGCAGTCGGGATCATCGGAGTGGACGCTGGAGTGACAACTGGACTAGCCGCCGGCATTTTCAGCCCTGAGCTACGAGATCGCTCAGGTATCTGGAACGCGCTCGCGAAGGCGCGGCAGTACAGTTGGGTCGAGGTCATTGCGGAATCCGGCGACACACTCGACACCGGGCTGATGGTATGCCGGGCGATTCTCGACAAGGTTGCGGACTGGAACCTGAAGGGCTACGGCACACGCGACGTGGTGATTGCGATTGAGGACTTCCGCGTGCGCTCGAACTTGATGGGCGGGACCGGCAGGGACAAGCTCGCGCCTGTCTTCGTAGCGGGGATGGTTGCTGGGATCGTGACCGGCGCTGGCTGGGGCCGGGCCGTGACTTGGATCGACGCGAGCATGACTATGTCCTTTGCGAACGACGACCGCATGAAGCGCTGGGGCTACTACATGGGCGGTCGTCGGCGCGCGGGCTGGATACCGGGCAAGCCCCACGCCACTGATGCATGGCGACTCGTTGCTACTGGCTTCCAGAATGTCGCCTAGCTACCATGAGCGGCTCATCAAACCGGCGTGGGGTCTCTATCGCGGGCGCACTCTCATCGCAACCGTCCGGGCTGATAACAAGCGGCGAGCGTGGTGGATCTTCCAGCGTTCAGGCTTCAAGTGCGGAATCGGCCAGATTCGGTCGCTCTGAATTCACAGTGGCCTCTTTAGTTTGTCTTTATGATTGTCTAGTATACTCGGGCTACGCCCCGAGGACATCTGAGGGGAAACCGAACAGACTGGAGAACGAAGTGAGCTTTGGATATGACCCGGAAGTGCCGGCAGGTTACCAGGAGGCCGACCTGGAGATGGCCGAGATGATGGCCGACTCCGCGCGGCTCGCGCAGATGCGTCGGCGGGGGATCTGCTCCCACAGCTGGATGCTGGGTACGGGCAACAACGTGAACTACTCCGGCGATGAGATCGCGGAGATGCGTACGCGCGGGTACTTCTCGGACAGGCCGACCGATCCGCGCATCGGCTGCCAGAACGACATCCCCCTCGACCAGCGCCTCTGCCTCGACTGCGGCGAGCTGGTGGACGATCCGCTGGTGCGGCGCTAATGGGCGCAATTGTGTTCGATGTGGTCGTGAAGCTGATATTCATCGGCTTCGTGAAAGCTATCTGCGACACGATCTGGCCATCGGTTCGATGAACCACGCACAGGAGATACTGAGGATTCTCGGAATGGACGAAAACAAGACAATCACGACGGAGGACGGGGTCGCTCTCAAGGAGGGTGACCGAGCCTACAACTACTACGACATGAAGCCCGGCATGATCGAGGCGATTCACGAGGACGGCTGGTTCCGCTTCGTCCAGGCTGGCGGCAACGCCTTCCTGAACGGCCAGCGTGTCTGCTCGATGGAGTTCGCGATCCGCCGAGGCTTCAAGGGAGCTGAGGATGCGGCGTAGCAACATCGACTACGACTGGACGCGCCTGCTGCTAAATCCGGACGCGCCCGATGCGGAGGACTGGACCATCACCAAGGTGGGCTGGCCTCCTGAGTCGGGCGTCCGCTTCAGGACCGGCGGCGTGAACGGCAAGGACGCCCAGATGACGGCCGTTGGGAACCTTGCCGACATCTCGGAGTGGGGCCAGGACGTGGCCCTGCACAACAACAATGGCGAGCTAATCGCCACGGCCCGATATGGGCTCGTACGACTGGAGAGCGATAACAATGCCACTCAACAGCCAAGTTGAGCGCGACGGCGATCTGCTGTCGATTCCCTGGGGACACTTCCACGTTGCCGCGATGGCGACGGCGGTAATGTTTGAGGACAACTCCGCATGGCCGGAAGTAGTCCCCAGTCCGAAGCTGGAGAACTACCCGCTCGAACCGCAGCCGCTGACCCCGGCGGACTGCTTCATGCTGGCGGACTACGGCGTCCTCGGGGCCATCTTCCCCGAGGGCATCTACACGCTGAAGAACGCCCACGCGTTCATCGACACGACGGACGGCGAAGTCTTCAGGCTCGAGCCTGGGGACGTTCTCAAGGTCTGGAGGGGGTTCTGATGACGGCCCTCTACAACATCCTAATGAACATGATGGGCGACGGGCACATTGTGTCCGAAGCCCAGATCCGGAACGAGCAGAACGCAGGTATGCTGCGCCGCTACTCGCTGGATGAGATCCAGTCGCAGCTGTCCGAGATGCTGATCCGAAACGAGATCAGATGGGTCGCCTTCCGAGGCTACACGCGCGGAGGACGGCCATGAACCTCCGTCGCCTCGTGTACGCGCTCCTGGAGCGAATCGACTACTGGCTCGACTGGCTGGACGAGCGCTACCCTGCGGTCCAGCCGGTCACCCACTTGATCTGGCCTCCCGGGAAGGTCCCGCATGGCGACTACCGGAGGCTCAAGTCATGAGGTTCGAGTTCGTGATAAACATCGAGACCAAGAACGACGAGCTGACTCGCGACATGGGCGAGGACGAACTCGCAACCATGCTCTTCGAGATGATCCACAAGAAGCTGCCCCGCGCGCCCTGGATCATCTCGACCGAGTTGTATGACCGAAAGCAGGTGGAAGGCGAATGATCGTTCGAGCTTTCACCGGCCCTTCGACTCTGACTGAGGAGCAGATCGACGTGATCTGGGATCACGCGCTCGCGCTGCCTCAGCCAGATGTGGCGCGGACGGGGCTGGCCTATGGCGTCGATTCGGTCGTGGCTGAGTGCATGTATCGGGAGTACCACGATACCAAACACTCGCTGTTTAGGCCCGCCGCGCCGCACAACGACAAACTGCTCGCCTGGCTGACGTCGGGCGCGCTCCCGAACAGGAAAGTCGAAGTCATTGACTGTCCCGCGCGGGAAGACAGGGCGTCAGCATATCGGCGCCGCAACGAGATGATGGTCCACAACGCGACGGAACTGGTTGCGTACGTGCGGGAGTCGGAGTTCTACAGATCCGGCGAATGGATGACTATCAACATAGCACGCAAAGAAGGCATGCCCGTAACGATCTACAAGATATGAAAGGAAGTACAATGAACTGGCAAGACTATCAGCCGCACTTTGACAGGAGCCACAACGCTCCAGAGGGTCGCCTGACCCTCTGGACGCGTGGCCCCAAGGGCGGGGTTATGTACGCCGGGCACTTCACGCCGGACGAACTCGACCAACTTGCGCTCGATGCCGTTAGGGCAGCCGAGGCAGAAAGGAATCACGACACATGATTGAGTTCCGCTTCACAGTCACCGTCGATGTGTACGAAAAGGATGGTGAGGAGTTCGAGGATACGACATATGCCGAGGACTCCGCCATTCAAGCCGCACTTCGGGATCACATCTCTAGCAACATCGGGATCGACATGATCACTGCGGCGGGCTCGGAGTGGAAAGTTGAGATGGGCGAAGTCGAGAACGACTGATGAAGAAGGGCGACAAATTCTGGGCAGGCGATCTGCTGATAACCGTGACGCGGGTTAGCCGCTCTGATCCGCCGGACTGGGCGGACATCTTCGTCAGCCAGGCCCTGCCCGGAGGCGGTCGCGCCGAGTGGACAAAACGACAGCCCCTCGTGAATGGGGACTTTTCTTTCAACACCGTCAAATTGGAGGATGAATGAGTAGGATCATTCTGAGCAAGTGGCCTAACGGTCAGGATCGGGTTGTGGTCGGATGGGACCACCCCGCCGGTGGCGTCTACTACCAGGAGTTCAACAAGGAGCCTGAGCCTGACGCCAACGGTCACGTTGAGTGGCCGGACGACTGGGAGGAGATGCTGCGGTTCGACGGCTACATGCCGGGTATCCCGCTGGACGAGTTCCACGACAGGTTGCCCGACGATCTGAAGCCACTCGTGACCGACGAGGTCATGGACCTGATCCGGGCGCACGCCAAGGACCCTGACTCGGGCTACCGCCGTACGCCCATCGATCTGACATGACCGATCACGTTCTCAACGGAATGGCTGACGAGCTGCGCGGCGCTCTGCGTCAGCGCGGCCTCGATCCCAAGAACCCGCCCAACGTCCCGACGCCGCCCGCAGAGGCTGCGTTCCAGGAGTACAAGCGCAGGGGCGGCAACCAGTTCGGCGACGCCAACAAGATGGTCGCAGAACTCATCAACAAGGTGAAGAACGGACGCTGATGAGCGATCTCTGTAAGAACTGTGGCCACCCCTTGCCGAATGCGGCAGGGGGTGGTTTGTATTGCAACAACTGCGGCGAGCCCGTCAACCCGCCCAAGCCCAAGCCGCCTCGCGACCAGACGGACGAGGCCATCGCTCAGCGCGAGCGGACGCGGCGCAGACTGGAGGGCGATGACTGACCCGCAAGGCATCGTCGTGATCTACGAATCCGGCACGGAGTTGAATGCTGCGTCGGCATACGGACCAATGGATGCAGGCGATGCCGTAGAGATTGCGGAAAGGTTCAATCTGATGGCAGACGCCGGTTCGTACGATGAGGAAGATCCAGATGCGGAACCTGAGTACCGTGCGCAGTATCTCCCGCTGACCGAGTTCACCGAAAGGGTCTGGCTTTATGCCTGAGATGCATTGTAACCGGCGCTTGTTCCTCGACGTTATGCGGCTGAACTCAGCCGACCGCGCCGAGTTGGAGCACGATGCCGTCGAGCGTGGATTTCTCGGAGGACTGGCTGGGCTTCCCAAGCCGCTCGCCGGTGACGCTATCCGGCTGGATGACGAGATGAGTCGGATGCTGTTTCACGCTCAGCTCGAAGCGCAGAACCCCAACGGCTCTGACTGGGATGTCAAAGTGGCCGCCTACGCCTGGCACATGCTGCGTGAGCGGATTGACGTGTGGGAGCCCGACCCGCAGATCTGGGCTGAGTACGACCCCACATGGCAAATGAAGCTAGAGCACGAAGATGATCGGGGCGTCGGCGTGCTTGTCTACGATACGTGGTGTTCGCCATATGAGCTAGAGCGGTACTTTGTCAACCCATGGCTGCGATGTGCCGCCTGGATCCGCGCGGGGCAAGTGGAGCGCTCGGGATTGCGCGATAGGTGGTCCGAGGGCAAGGGGACTGGAGTTGGCAACTTCAAGGCGAATTGTAGTGAAGTTGAGCGTTGGTATCTGACCCAAAAGCCAGCGATCCGTTGGGACTCAGCCGCCAACGGGCGACCTGGTATCGGTAGAATGGACTATGCGTCCGGACCCGTGAATGGACTAATTGTCGAGACTGGCAATGTGTTCTCGTGGACTGAGTGGCTGATTCGGTGGGATGAAATCAACCACATCATGGTAAATGCCCAACTTTTCAAGGGGATGAAATCTGATTTGCCAGATGACCGGATTCGGCGCAAGCTCGCGGGCCGGATATACACTAAGGCCCAATCGTTTCGAGAAACATACCTTCGGAAGATGGTTCCGGCGGTCGCGGCGATGACGGGCTTTTCCGGTGATTTTCTTGACCGGTAGAGCACGAATGGTATGTGGCGCCTCTCCCGTACGCGCGCTCGTTACGCGCACGGACGGAGGGGAGAGAGGAGTCCAGAGGGAGAGAAAATGAGAGAGAGCGATCAGACTATAGCTAGGGGTTCAGCTCTCTTTTTCTCGGGGTACTCGGGGTGCTCTCCCGTCCGTCCGTACGCGCGCGAGACATTGGGTGGGTGGTGGTGGAAAAAACGGGCCGGAATCCACGCCGTAAGAGGCAAAATTTTTTCAGCGGAGGACTGGATGGTTGTGTGACAGACCCATCGACATGACAAAATTTCTGAAAAATTTTTCAAAAATTTTTTTCACGGAGGACTGGCTGTGGTTTTGGTTGACTGATTGACTGGCACTAACTGGATGTCGGTGTGTCGACACACCGCATTCGGGTGGTATGACGCACCCCTTCCGGGTGTGTTGTCGCACCGCCATCCGGGGTGGTGATGCGCCTTCATCCGGTGGGCTAGCGCTCTGGATGTCGGTAAAACAGCGTACGCGCTTTCGGGTGAGCTGTTTTACCGACATCCAGTAAATGTCGCGCGCGTCTAGCAATCTAGTAGAACATCTGACCGTGATTCAGAGTGTTGACGACCGTTCGGCGTGCTTTTCACGCCGTTGGCCCGTTCGTCGACAATTTACTACCGCTGAACGTGAGTTTCCTACCGCCCGGCGCTGATATGCTACCGTTCGGCCGTTTTGGGGTACAAATGTACCGTCGAGCCTCAGGCCGTCTTGGCCGATAATAAGGGCGTAGGGCGAGGACAAGCCTCCGCCCGCTCAAGCCCCTAAAGGGGCAGACTGGAGAATTACCATGGCCCGTAGTAACCGCAAGCCCGCCGTCGCCGAGCAGCCCGTCGCGACGCGCACCCGCCGGACCCCCGAGCAGAAGATCGCCGACGGCCAGATCGCGTACGAGATGCGCGAGGCCGGTGAGAAGTGGGTCCCGATCGGCCAGCGCCTCGGGTACGGCGACAACGGCGGCATCCCCGCCCGCGAGGCGATGTACGCCTACATGGCCGCGAACGGCCTGATGACGATGATCGACCCGACCGACCACGAGGCGATCGTCAAGGCGCGGCGCGGCGATGCCGGGTGGGCGGTCCTCTCCGCCCGTACCGGCCTCAAGGTCAGCGACCTGAAGGCGATCGTCCGCAACGCCGACCAGAGCCTCGTCGACAAGGGCGAGTTCCTCAGCGCCCGGACGTACGGCCTGGACGCGCGCGGCGCGGACGGCCACGGCGCCGAGCGCGCCGAGCAGGGCCGGGCGACGGTCATCCGTCGCCCGGAGGTGGCCAAGGCCGCCGACGCGCGGCGCAAGCCCGCCGCCAAGCCGCGCGCCCGCCGCACCCGGAAGGCCGCGTAGTCAGGGTTCCCGCCCTTCCCTACCGTCAAGGTAGGGAAGGGCCATCCCTCCCATCCCTACCTGAAAGGTATAGAAATGCTGAAGTTGACTCTGACCCTCGCCGCGCTCGCCGCGTCCACGTGGACGTTCGCGTTCACGGAGGTGGCCGCCGCCAAGCCGTCGTGCGGGGCTGAGGACAGCCCCTCGTGGGTCTGGTCTCGGTGCGGCGACGGACGCCGTGGCGTCGTGACGATGTGGGGTACGCCTAAGGTCGTGGACTGCCGCCACCTGCGCGACCTGATCCGGCAGGGCGACCTGGAGCCCGCGACGCCGTGGCTCCGTGGCGACTACTCGTGCGGGAGGCGCCATGCCCGCTGAGCCCTTCAAGGTCCCGGTCCGGTGGTACGTCGGCGCGGTGCTGCTCCCGATCCTTGGCGTCGTGCTGGCTATCGTCGCGCTGGCCAAGGGCGCTGTGGGCCCCGGCCTCGCGCTTGGTCTCACGAGCGCGCTCGCGTGGATGGCAGCGCTCGTGCTGTTCGGCTTCTGATGTACCGAAAAGCGGTCATTTTATGGCCGTTTTTTGGGTGGTTTCTGCATCATGATCTTGCACCGCCAGCCACCGTTGCTAATACTCTACTTTCCGGTGCACATCACCTTGGGGTACGAATGTACCCTGGCAATCTTTAGCCTGCATTTAGGTTTGGGAGTAGAATACAAGGTGCAATGCAATCCAACGCGGGAAGGAGATCATATGAGTCCCGCACCAAGGCGCGGTCGCGCCAAGCAAGCAGAGCCGGCAGATGCCCCCAAGACCAGGCGCGGACGCGGACGTGCCGCCAAGCCCCAGGAGCCCGAGGCTGAGGCAACAAACGGCAGCGGTGACGCCGACGAGGCAACCCCGGTTGCCCGCGCCAAGTACACCCCCGAGCAGCGCCTGGAGATGGGCCAGCAGATCGCAGAGCTGCGCGAGGACGGCACGCCCTGGCTGGAAATCGCTGAGGAGTTGGGCCTCTCGGGAGGTGTCCCCGCCCGTCAGATGATGAACGAGTACCTCGCGAGCACCGACCCGGACTTCGCACTCGACCCGGATGCCGACGACTTCGCCGACACCATCCTCGAACTGCGCGACTCGGGCACTGGCTGGGGTGAGCTCCAAGCGCGCTCCGGGCTGAGCAAGTCCGAGCTGATCGAGGTGTACACCGAGGCCGGTGGCGAGATGGCTGAGGGGCGGGTGTACTCCAACGCCAAGTCCGGCAACGTCACCCACAAGCTCGGCTCCACGCGCGAGGACACGAACGGCACCGACGAGGACGCGCCGGAGGACAGCGAGGAGCAGGAGGCTCCGGCACCCCGTCGCGGGCGTGGCCGCCGCGCTCAGGCGCAGCCCACGGAAGAGCAGCCCGCGCCCGCACGGGGCCGCTCCAGGCGCCGCACCGCAGCCAAGTGAGAGCGTGCTAGGTCCCTGCAAAGGGACCTAGCTCCCACAACTCTGGATCACCCCCAGAGAGCCACCGTCACCCCGGTGGCGGCGAGAGGCCCCTCACGGGGCCTTTCGTTTTGCCCAGAAAAATCCTGACCGATTTTCAGCACGAGTCTCATGTCGCGCCCGCCTCGCGCGCGCGTACGTACGCACGCGTCTATAGAAGCATTTTACTGAAATAAAGTTACTTGACTTATCACAGCGAAGCGAGTAGACTCCGCGCATGCCGAAGGGCGACCTGGAGCGGCTCCAACGAGATCCCCAAGCTGACCCGATCACACAGCTGCTCTACGCGACCCTCCATACGCGCGCAGCCCTGGACCGGCTTGACCAGGCGATCACAAGAGACTTTGACATCCCCACAGATCCACGGGACCCCGATCAGCTCTTCTCACATCCAACGGGCCGCTCTCTCTTTGAGTATCAGGCCCAACTTCGCGAGCAGCTTCACCGCATCGCCAAGTCCTACGTCGCGCTCGGCATCGAGGAGCGTCAGATCAAGCAGATCGAAGATTGGTCAAATGTGCTCCTGCCTCTCTTCACTGCGCTGATGGAGGACCCCAACCTGCGCCTGACGCGTCGCCAGCGCAGGGAACTCCCTGCCGCAGCAGAGCGCGCACTCGCCGTGCTGGAGCCGCAGGCCGCATGACCTCCTCTACCCTCCCCCGCGCCCCAAGAGCCCCCAGTGGATTGGGAGCTAGCATCCGTCGCTCCATGGAAGAGCGACGCGCGTCCCATCGGTGGATCCGCAACCCCGTGGGCTGGACTATCAACCGGGCGCGAGCACACCCGTACTCCAAGCAGCGCGAGATCATGAATGCAGTGGTTCGCCATCCTCGGGTCAGTGTGCGAAGCGCACACGACACTGGGAAGTCATGGTCCGCGGCTGACCTGACGGCGTGGTGGTTGGACGTCCACCCGCTCGGCTCTGCCTTCGTGGTCACGACGGCTCCCACCGCGCCGCAGGTCGAGGTCATCCTCTGGAGGGAGATTCAGCGCGTCAAGAACCGCGCCAACCTGCCGGGTCGCATCACCTCGGGCAACATCCCGAAGTGGAAGACGGCCAGCGACGAGATCATCGCCTATGGGCGCAAGCCCGCCGACCTGAAGTCCCAGGACGAAGCGTCTCAGGCCTTCCAGGGCATCCACGCTCGTTACATCCTCGTGATCTTGGACGAGGCGTGCGGCATCCCTGAATGGCTCTGGAACGCCGTCGAGACCATCGCCACGAACAGGTATGCACGGGTGCTAGCCATCGGCAACCCCGACGTGCCAGACACGCCCTTCGCCAAGACGCACAAGCCAGACAGCGACTGGTTCAAGATCAAGATCAGCGCCTTCGACACGCCCGCATACACGGGCGAGGATGTGCCGGAGAGCCTGCTTCTCGACCTTGTCTCCCCGGACTGGGTCAACGCGCGCGCCAAGGACTGGGGCGTGGACTCCCCACTGTACACAAGCAAGGTTGGGGCTGAGTTCCCAGAAGTCAGTGAAGAGACTCTGATTCACCCGCGCCTTATCATGGAGGCGCAACTGCGCGATCTGAGTGGCGTCGCACTCAACATTCCCGGGTGTTTCGGCCTCGACGTGGCCCGCTTTGGGCGCAACGAGACTGTCTGCTACCGCAATCGTGGCGGTTATCTCCGCAAGGAATTCAGCTACAATAAGCAGGACACGATGGTGACGGCCGGTCGCGCCATCCGCGTGCTGAATCAGACCAAGGCGTCCCTTGCAAACATCTACATGGTGATCGACACCATCGGCGTCGGTGGTGGGGTATTCGATCGAATGCGCGAGCAGAACTTCCCGGTCATACCCTTCGTCGCCAGCGAGAGCCCCTCCACTCCGACGGCCAAGAAGCGGTTTGTGAACCGGCGCGCTGAGCAATGGTGGGCGTTCCGTAAGCAGTTCGAGCGTGGTGAGATTGACCTACCGCCAGCTGGCGAGGACGACAAACTGATCGCCCAACTTGGCAGCATCAAGTATTTCATCCGCAGCGACGGGCGCATTCTCGTTGAGTCCAAGGAGGACATGGAGGCGCGCGGCCTCCCATCCCCGGACCGTGGCGATGCCGCAATGATGGCGTGCGTCCGGCCGCTTCCGCAGGCAGGCGAGTTCACGATTCCGCCGCCGCATCCTGCATGGCAGCTCACTCATATGAGCGCTAACGCTGGCTTCCTAACGACGACTAGCGAAGACATCCTCGCATCTCTGACCGGCGATTTGCTCGCGGGGAGCAAGTGGTGAGTTCTGACTGGTTCATCACTTTGCTCGGTGCACTGACATTTCTCGTCGGCGTGGCTGGCGCTGTAAAGGCTGGCGCAAAGCTCAGCCGCGGACAACTGACGGATCTCATTGAGGTGCAGCATAGTGTCTGGCAGGAAACGCGCACCGAGCTTGAGGACTGTCGTGAAAAGGTAAAGAGCATGAGCGGTGGGACGTAAGCAATGGCTCCTGGTGCTCTACGTCGGCGTAATTGGCGCACTCTCTGGTGCGATTGGCATCGCAGTCGGCGTCAACGAACTGACGAAGCCTTCGACCCAAGTTGTCACGGTCAAAGGTGCAACCGGACAACCTGGGCCGCGCGGGCTGCGGGGAGAAACTGGGCCGAAGGGCGCCACTGGCTCGAAGGGAGCAAAAGGTGATACAGGAGCGACCGGAGCATCTGGACAACCTGGCGAGCCAGGTCAGCCAGGACAGCCAGGAGCCACCGGGCTACGTGGTCCCAGTGGAGTTCGCGGAGCACAAGGCGCTCGCGGAGCAAGCGGCAATCGCGGCGCAACGGGTGGAAGAGGCGCGACTGGCGCAACTGGAGCGGAAGGAGCACAGGGCATTCCAGGACCAGAGGGTCCAGATGGTGCTCCGGGACCGCAGGGCATTCCAGGCCCCACCGGTCCGCCGTGTCCGCTCGGGACAACGCTGACAACTATCGACGTACATCAACGCAACCCGGAGGCAACAGCGACAATCACGATCTGTCTGGTGAACTAATGGCTGATCACTACGACCAACTGACGGACACCGAGAAGGCATACTGGGACATCTACACGCGCCTGCGTGATCTCTCGGACTGGGCTGGATTCGATGACCGTCAAGATCAGGCTCGCCAACAGTCTCGCGACTGGCTCGTCAACCAACGCAAGTTCATCTGGCGGTGCGCGGAGGGCAAGGAAACGCCGCAGTACAAGGCCGGATGGGATATCAACCAGCGCGCCGCGCGCTACGACCAGCTCAAGGATGACAAACTCAACAACGGGACATGCCGGCGCCTCTGTCAGCTGCCGACCAACGGTGGGATGACCGACAGCGAGAAGTGCTTCATCTCCGAGCGCGAGATGTGGTGGCGCGTCAGTTCGGTGGATGATGCCACGAAGTCATGGCGTCAGCGCAACGCCGACTGGCTCACGTCCCGGCGTAAACAGGTCTGGCACCTGATGTACGATCCGACGCCCGACGACTTCAGCAGCAACCGTAAGGCGCGCTACAACAACCTCTGCATCGCAACCAAGACGGGCACGCCGTATGACGACTGGGCCAAGAGCCACAACACCACAACAGGTGAAGCGAAGGGCAGCACCGGCAAGTCCGGCCGCTCTGCCTGCAAAGACTGGCTCGACAGTTATCTCGGTGTGTCCGAGAATCCCAGCGGGAGCAACAAGGGTTCCCCGCAGCCGTCCAAGTGGCAGCAACGCGTGTACGGGGACGATGGCGTTCCGTGGTGCGCATGCTTCGCTGTCTGCTCAGCTTGGGATCAAGGTGTCTCTGGCTCAGGCACTGCCGGTGTTGCCAACAACGTGTCCCTAGCCAAGCAGGGCAAGGGCATCTACAAGGGCTGGACGAGTGATCCATCAAAGGTCCATGCTGGGGATCATGCGTTCCTTGGCAGCGATCATACGGGGGTGGTTTACGACAGAGATAAGGGCATCACCGTAGAAGGCAACACGAGCCCTGGCAGCGAAGGTTCCCAGTACAACGGTGGTTGCGTGGCAAAGCGTCAGCGTGGCTGGGGAGCTTGGACGGCAGGATTCGGACTGGTGCGGTTCCCCGATGAGTGATGAGCGAACTGCCTCCGCCTCCGCGCCGCGACAAGGTCATTCTCGCCGCAGTGATCGGCGGTGGAGTTTGTCTGTTTGCAGTCATCATTGGGATCACCGCTCTGGGCTGGCATACGGACAGCGTCACCGAGGTTGCTACGACCGGGCTGACGTCAATCGGCGCAACTCTGGCCGGTGGGTTCGCCGGATGGATTGCGCGAGGGAAGTATGAAAATGGAACGGACTGAACCCGGCAACGACGACCAGATGGGTCCCGAGCGGATGAGCGAGATCCAGCATCGCCTCGATCTGGAAGAAGCAGAGATGGTCGAGGAAGAACGCCGCACGGAAGCTGCACCAACAACCCCAACACCAGACGACACGGAGACACGGGAATGACCGACGAGACCGCAGAGCCCGAGCCCGAGACCACCAACGGCGAGGAGACAGACGGGCACGGCGCGGACCAGCCCGCCGAGGACGCAGGAGACCCCACCAAGTTCGGCGAGCCGGGCCACCCGGCGCCAGTCGTTCCGCCTCAGCCGGAGGCCGAGGGCACGGACGAGGACGAGGATGAAGAGGAGGACAGCGACGACGAGTAGGAGGCAGGCTACGCCACCAGCCCTGGGCGCTGGTTAGGTGAACCCCCAACTCTGATCGGGATAAAGATAGGGCATTCTCATGGGAGCAGGTATCGGAACAGACTCGTTTGACCAGGCGCCGACTTCTGAAATCGGTCGTGGGGTCTCGTCTGTCTACGAGTTCACCGGCCTGCTCCCATGGGGCCAGTGGCAGGATGACGTCGAGAAGGCGCCAGACCTACAGTGGCCAAAGTCCGTCCAAATCTACGATCAGATGCGGAACGACAGTCAGTGTCAGGGACTGTACCTCGGGGCGACGGCAGCGATCCAGCGCTACATCTGGTACCTTGACCCGAATGACTGTCCGACGCAGTGGGTCAATCTGCTCGCCGCCGACCTGAACCTCCCCGTTGGGCTGGACGCCGCGAAGCAGGCTCATGAGTCCGGACAGAAGCGTGGCGCGCTGCGGACCGACAATCGCTTCAGTTGGTACAACCATCTGCGCGACGCGCTCAAAGCCATGTACTATGGCTACTACTACTTCGAGCAGAGCGGGGAGATAGTGTTCGACGGCCCTGGTGGTCGTCAACGTTGGCAGCTTCGCAAGCTTGCTCCTCGGCACCCCCGGACAATCACCGAGATATGGGTGGGCGAAGATGGCGGCCTCTTGTTCGTGAAGCAAGGCTATGGACTTGGGGCGCGGGAGGCGAGGATGCTCGGGATGTCCGTGGGGGCTCCTGAGATCCCGATTGATCGGATGGTCTGCTATGTGTGGGACCAGGAGCCGGGCAACTGGGTGGGACGCAGCATCTTCCGCCCGATGTACCGGAACTATCTGATCAAGGACCGGCTTCTGCGCGTGGATGCGATCAAGCACGAACGCAACGGTGTGGGCATGCCGATTGTGGAGGCACCTGAGGGAGCGAGTGGCCCTCAGATCCAGGAGCTTGATCGCATGGCGCAGGAGTACAAGGTTGGGGAGCGTGGCGGGGGTGCCTTGCCGTACGGCGCCAAGCTGACGCTGCAAGGAACGCAAGGGGCGCTCCCCGACACCATCGCCAGTATGCGCTTCCAGAATGAGGAGATGGCGCGATCCCTTCTCATGATGTTCTTCCAGCTTGGGCAAACCGACACTGGTAGCCGCGCACTCGGCGAGAGCTTCATAGACTGGTTCTCCCTCCAGCAAGAGATGATCGCTGACTGGATCGTCTCAGTGGACAATCCACATCTGATTGGTGACTGGTGGCGGTGGAACGTCGATGACCAGACCGATCACTTCCCGTTGCTTGCGTATCATAAGGATGACTCATCGCAAGTGCGGATGAATGACTTTCGTGGGGCAGACATGCCGCAAGAGCTTCAGCCTCAAACGCAGGCGTCCCGCGCTCGCCTGCCGAGGCGTGCGTCGTCCAGTCCCGGCGCACGAGCGGGCATGCCATCCCTGCCCGTAGGCGGAGCGGTGGGTAGCAACAACGGGAATGAGACCCTCGAACCTCCTGGTCTTGTTGCCCTGGCTCCCGCCGCTCCGGCATTTCCATGGATCGAGCAGCAGCCTGCCTGGCCGTATCGGCGGCAGCTGTACGAGCATGAACTGCAGGCATCGATGAGTCCGCAGCAACTGGATGAACTGTTCGGTACTGCGATTGACGAAGTCGTTCATTACTGGATGACGGCGGTCAGACCGGCTCAGCTGGCCGAGATCAACGCCAACCTGTCCCAAGTGCGGACCACGGATCTGGAACGACTGGTGCGGGTCAGCGCCTCACCCCTGGGCGCTGAGGAGTTGTTTGCCCGTCTGAAGGTGGCGGCGCAGGAGGCGGTGGCTGAAGCCACTCGTGAAGTGGTATCGCAAGGACAGCCGCCTCCTACCGTCAACTGGGACGAAATCGACACAGACTTGCGTTCAAGAGCAACCGCGATGGCAGATGTGATGGCATCGGAACTCGGCGATGCTGCCGGGAGGACTGCGCTGAGGAGAACGTCGGACGTGATTACGTCGCAGACGCTCGCAGATGAAGTGACTGATGAGCTTTCGCAGGCATCGGAATCGTCCATCTCTGATCGCTTGGCCGGGACGGTTCAGGCTGCTGTAAACACGGGGAGGTTGGCAGTCTACGACTCCACAGAGCAGCAGCCTGAACTGTTCGCGAGTGAGATCCTGGATCGCAACACTTGCCGGAATTGCATCCAGGTTGACGGACTCAAGCTGACTCGCGAAGATGCCGCCAGGCTCTATGCCTCGGGCGGATACATCAACTGCCTTGGCCGAGATCGCTGTCGCGGTACGGTTGTGGCGACTTACTCAACAGGAGTTTTTCCATGAACATGACGGCAATCGTCACCGACCAGGCGGCGAGGACGGTGCAGCTCAACGTGTCGTTCGACCCGACGCTGGACGGAGCAGCCAAGCCGTGGCGGGCTGACTGGGGCGACGGTACGGTGACCACATACGCGGCCGGAACTGCTCAGGCCAGTCGCAGCTATGCCGCTGACGGCACGTACGTGATCGAAGTCCAAGACATGAACGGTGACACGCGCACGCACCAGGAAGTTCTGGTCGGCACTAAGCCGTACCCTGTCTGGGACCCCGAAAAGGTTCAGCCAACGCCGGCAGAGCGCCAGGCCCGGCAGCGCCGACAGATCGCCGCGATGGGCTACGCCAAGCGGTACATCGGGTGACCTGATGCCGGCTCGGTCACAGAAGCAGCGCGCTTGGGCATTCGGAGTCAAGGGTGCAGCCTGGGCGCGCAGGCACCACTTCGACAACAAGGGCAAGCTCCCCAAGTACGTGAAGGGAAAGAAGTCCAAGAAGCGTCGGCGCAGGCGGCGTCGATGAGGCCTCCGGTCATCTTTGCGGCGGCAGCGGCCACCATCTCGATGGCAGAGTTGGTCGATGTCGAGGATGTCGAAGTCGTGCAGACGGGCATCGAGTACCCGCTTGCATCAGGTCCGCGCACCTTCACGGTCGATGACCTAAACGACATCGTGTCGTCGCAGGATGACCCGGCAGTCAAGACCCCGCGGCTGAAGTTGGGTCACGAAGCAGACATCGGGCTGCTGGAGGATGGACAGCCTGCAATTGGGACGCTCCAAAATCTCCATCTTGATCAAGACGGTCATCTTGTTCGCGGAAACTACACGCAGATCCCTGCATGGCTGGCTCGGGTTCTGCCAAGTGCGTATCCGGCCCGTTCAATCGAGGCCGCAACTGAAGTGGAGACTCCAACCGGCCACCACTGGCGAGTGGTCCTCACGGATTTGGCGCTCCTAGGTGTCGTATGGCCTGGCGTTTCGACGCTGGACGACATCAAGGCGCTGTACTCCGTCGATGGTCCGGACAACGTACAGGTTTTGTCAACACGAGGGGAGGTAGAGGCAGTGTTTGGCGCAAGCCTCGCCGCATCTGGGGCCATTCGTGGTCAAGTGGATGTGGACGAGATCATGCGCGCGTACCGCGAGCAGAAGTCGCCCGATCAGTACTGGTGGTGGATCCGCTCGATGTACATGGATCCCAACGAACTGATCGTGGAGGACGAGGACAGCGGTGAGCTGTATCGAGTCCCCTACGCCGTCAGTGGCGAGAATGTGGAGTTCTCCGATCCCATCCTCGTCAAGATCAAGTACGTAGACAAGCCCAAGCCCAAGGAGAAGGAGACAGCCGCGCTGGCCGCGACTGCCGCCTGGGAGAGCCTACATCCAACGGCTCGTCGCCGGGCAGTCTACGCGTCACGAGAGGAGTTCAATCGAGTGGGCGCGACGACCACTGAAGTTGACCCGCTTGCGTTGCGAAACGCTTTGGGTCTGGAGGACGACGCAACTGATGAGGAGGTGCAGACGGCGCTGGAAGCTGCTGGCTTCGTCGCACCACCTGGCCAGGAAGTGCCCTCGGCACCTGCGCCCGCGCCGCGAGCGCCGGCAGCCGAACAGCCTGGCACATCGGCGTCAGGCACAGCGGCAACGCCGCCAGTGGCTCCTGACAACACCGCGCCGTCTGGGCCGAACGACCCTGCGGTCACGCAGCCCACGACGCCTCCCCAGACACCCACCGAGCCCGTCCAGGCGGCAGCCGACGGCACCGTCAGGCTCGATGCGGCCACATACCATGCCCTCCGGCTTGGCGCCCAGCAAGGCTCGCAGGCGTTCGCCCGACAAAATCAGGAGGATCGTGACCGCGTCATCGTCGATGCCGTGGCCGACGGCAAGATCCCACCGAGTCGGGCTGAGCACTGGGAGCAAGCCTGGGAGCGCGATCCCGAGGGCACACGGACGCTACTGACGGCATCCGTGGAGCAAGGCGGATTGGCAGCAGGATTGCTGCCGGTCGGCGACCCCATCGGAGCGGAGCACCCGACCGAGGATCTGACCGTCGAGGCATATCCGGCCGAGTGGCTGCCTGAGGTTCACCGAGGAGGGCAGGGCTGATGACCAACACCGCCAACCTTGCTGTTCCCTACTACGAGCCCGGCAGTCGCATCACGGGTCGTGCCACCGGCGTCAAGGTCATCGGCAAGACGTTCGTGGAGATCGCTGCGACCAAGGACCCCGGCTCACGCGGTCTGGATCCTGACCCTGGCGGCACGGGCGGCAACGTTCGCATCAAGCCGGCAGGCGCGGCATCAACCAAGGTGTTCGGCGTGGCCGAGCACGATGCTGACATCGGCTATACCACTACCGTCTTCACCGACGGCTTCGTGGTCCCGATCACTGCCTCTGTCGCCCTCGCGGCAGGAGACAACGTCACTCCGGTGGCGGGCGGTCAGGCCGGCAAGGCCGCAGATCGCGCATCGGGATTCGGCCTGTGTCTGGCCGACGCCGCAGTCGGCCAGGACGCCATCGTCCTGCTGCGGCTCTAGGAAGGAGGTGAGGGAATGTACAGAGGAGTGACAGAACGACAGCTGGAAGCCTTCTGCTCGTACGAGGGTCTGCTTCGCGGGTCCAACCGACAGATGCAGGCCTGGGCCGCTGCGGCAATCGCAGCCAACAGGGGCGGTGCGCTCGAACGGCGCCGTCAGGCTCAGCTTCACCAGGGCGGTCGCCGTCGCATGACGGCAGCCACTACGTACCCTGCGCCGACGACCCACCCGCTGGGTCCGCCGAGCGTCGCGGGCACCTCCATCACGGTGCCGACGATGCTCAACCAGCCGACGCGCATCACGCGGATGATCATGGATCTGACGCAGGAGCGGTTCATCGCTGACCGTATCTTCGCGTCGGGTGGCGGAGTCACCGGCGGTGCCGTCGTCTACGACGTGGTGCAGGAGAACGAGCTGTACACGAACAGGGATGTCGAGCAGGTGGCACCTGCCGGCGAGTTCCCGCTCGTGACTACCGAGCAGCTCGTGCCGAACGTCGCTGAGGTGGAGAAGTGGGGCGGCAAGACGTTCATCACGGACGAAGCCCGTGACCGGAACGACACCGCCAACTTCACGCGCCTCATGCGGCAACTGGCCAACACCATCGTCCGCAAGCTCAACCAGCGGGCGATGAACACGCTCAACGGAGCCATCGCCGATGGCAGCCGCGACGTCATCGGCAACGACTGGGCGTCGTACAACCCCGAAACAGACCCGCCGCAGGAGAGTCCGGCGTATGACTTCGGTCGCGCCAACATGCAGGCGGACAACGAGGAGATGGGGATCGAGTACAACCTGTGGCTCATCAACCCACAGGAGTCGCTCGCCCTCACCGCCATCTACGGGCCTGCCCTCGGCGCGCCCGGGATGCCTTCGTTCTACAGCAGCCCGCGTGTGGCCGCCGGTGAGGCGTACGCCGTGGCTGAGCGTCAGGTCGGTCAGATGCGGACGGAGAAGCCGCTCGGCACCGAGACATGGCGCGAGCAGAAGACAGAGCGGACATGGGCGCAGTCCTCAGTCCGCCCGCTCTGGTTCGTGGACAACAAGTTCGCGATCCTGCACTTCAAGGGCCTCGACGGCACTCCGTAGCCATGGCCCAGGTCACGATCAAGCACGCACAGTTCCTGTACTATACGGAACGTGAATACACCGATCCCTCCACAGGCGAGAAGAAGACACGGCTCAGTCGACACATCGCTCTACGGAACCAGTCGGTCGACATCCCGCGCGACGAGGACATCGAGCGCGGCGAGGCAGTCGGTGCTTTCATGACCACAGCTGACGAACCGGCGGAGGTGGCTGAGGAAGAAGCCACCTCCGAGCCGCCGCTCGACAGCAGCGAACTCGACTTCAGCAACCAGGATGAGCTGGTGGCCTATCTCAAGGACAACAAGCCGACGGTGGTCGCTACGGTGGCTCTTGCCGACAATGATCCTGATAAGGCCGAGGCACTCATGGACGCTGAAGAGATCGCATCCGGCGGGCAGCCGCGCGCCGGGGTCATGAACGGACTCCAGAAGATCCTGGATTCGGAGGAATAGTGTCTACTCCGCCTGACGGCACTCGGCCACATCCTGACGAGTGGTACCCCACCGTTGATGATGTGGGCGCTTTCCTGCGGGCACGGACACAGGACAACGATGACCAGGAAGTTGGTGTCTTCAATGAGGACACTCGTCCAACTGGCGACGAAGTTCAGAAGCTGATTGATAGGGCTGCCGGCGTGGTATACGGGACGGTCGGCAGCCCCGAGGACTGGTTGTGCTCTTCAGCCCCGGATCTGGCTGAGGAGGCGCAGCATTGGATCATTCTGCTGGTCTGCATGTTGATTGAGCTGTCGTACTTCCCCGAGCAAGTGCGCTCGGATCGTTCGGCATTTCAAGGCTACAAGGACTTGTGGGATGACGATACGGTTGGCTTCAATGTCTTCCGTGAGGCGGCAATTGCATGTGGCGGTTCCGGGACAGATCCCGAGGGTGGCGCTACTGCCGCATTTCCACACTTCGCATTCCCCATCGACGTCGGCGGCATGGTCGGCTGGCAGACTTCTTGGTGATGGCCGGTACGCGCTTCCAAGTCAAGACGTATGGCGCCCGTATCGTGGAGCGCAAGTTGCTGAATCTTGCGAATGTTACGGAGGATATGCGACCTGCGTGGCCAGCCGTCACTGAGGTGGCGGCAAAGGGGATTGACAACTCATTCAAGCGGCAAGGGCCTGGATGGGCGCCCCTACGGGACAAGACGATCCGCAGCCGTATTGCCGAGGGTTACCCACCTGGTCCGATTCTCACCAAGTCTCGCAAGCTGCGCGATAGTCTGACTATCCATCCTGCATTCACCGGTACACCGTCGTCACTTGAGATCCTGACTGACGTCGAATATGGCCGGTACCACATGACCGGGACGAGCACAATGCCGGCTCGTCCCATTCGCATTTCGCTGTACTATCAGAAGTTGATGTCACGCGTGATCCGCGACCGGATGAAGGCAGCTTATGCCTGACGTGTATCCTACTCGGACAGAATTCCCTGAGCTGCTTTATGGCGCGCTACTTGGGCAGCATTCTGTTGACGACGCAATCGTTGGAATGATCAAGAAGTGGCAGTATGATTATCTCCACGAGGTTGCTCGACAGAGCGGTGAGAGTTTTGACCGGCTTGTTCCTTTTAGATCATTCCGTGTTGCAACGGATATGGAGAACATGCCGGAAGATCAACATCCTGGGCTCATCATCACAACTCCGGGGCTTGTCGATCCGCCCGCCAAGATGGCACTTGACGGTCGAACTGGTAAGGCGTACAAGGGCGTCTGGCAATATGACCTCGGCATTCACGTTGTCGCAAAGGGTCGCAAGGAAGTCGCCAGTCCTCGAGCCATTCGACTGGCTTCCTTGTACGCAACTGCTGTGCGCGGAATTATGATCCAGCAGCGCGACGTTCCGCCAGATGGCAAGGGCATCCTCGGGATGATCGACTGGTTCGATGAGAAGCCGAATGGACTCGAATCTGACGCGGATCGAACCACGTGTTTGTACATAGCCTCGTTCTATGTCGAATTACTTGACGTCACAACTTGGGGGACAGGTCCGATTGAGCCAATGTGGCGTCCTGATCCTGATGATCCAGAAGAGCCAACCTGGCCCGTGTCCGAGTTGGCTGATGCAGATGTTGTAAAGGTTCCCATTGAGGAGCCACTACCAGAAGAAGGGAGTGAGTAATGCCGCGACCTGGCGTTGACGTCAACATCGTTGACGAATTCATTCCGGGTCAGGCCATTCTCGATCCCGGTCAGTCGTTCATGATCGGGTTGACGGAACGCGGGCCAGTGGGCGTCGCAGGAACGCTCCACTCGTCACAACAGCTCGACAAGATGTACGGCGCAAGAACGGCCGACTCGGCTGAGCTGATGGACAGTGGTCACGCATTCTTCAACGAGGGTGGGTCAACCCTGTACATCTCCAGAGGCATCGGCCCAGCAGCCGTGTCCGCCACTGGTGTCCTTGGCGATCTGACGATCACCGCCAAGGGGCCTGGCGTCTGGGGCAACAAGTTGGTCGTTACGGCAACTGTGCCGGGCGGCTCGCTCAGCGATGTGGCCGCTGGTGCGACCAGCGACTATCGCGTCTTCCAGGTCGAGGACGACGATGTGGTTGTGGAGCGTTCTACGATCTGCAAGACGGTCGATGATGCTGTTGCCTGGTCAATGGACAGTGGCTACATCAACATCGAGATCACCGATCCGGATGATCCTTCACCGGTGCTGCCTGACGCCGATGAGAGCATCGCGCTCACCGCCGGGGCTGACGACCAGCAATGGAGTGGAGACATCGCCGCTGCTGCGCTGGATGCGTTTCCGTACAACCTCGGTCCCGGTCAGGTCTCTGCGCCGGGTCGCGCAGATGTCGATACCTGGACGGCAATCGGAGCGCATCTCCTGGCGATGCATCGGGTGGGGATTCCCGATCTGTCAAAGACCAACGATCCGACGGTGCTCGCATCGGAAGTCGGCACGATCTGGACGATCCCCGGCGCGCGTCAGATGCTCCCCTGCGGCTCGTGGCTGAACTACCCGTACGACACGAATCCGGCAACGGTCGTGATTCCGTATTCGGGCATGCAGTCAGGCCTCATCGCTCTGGCCGATTCGGCCAACGACCCGTCCATCGCAGCGGCCGGGGCTGACGGCATCAGCCGATATGCCCTCGGGCTCACGGATCAGTTCACGGACGCTGACCGTGAGGAGCTCAACGATCTGGGTGTCTGTCTCGGCAAGGAGATATTCGGCCAGGTCCGGACGTACGGTTACAGGACGGGTGCCGGACCTGATGAGAAGAACTGGATGTTCTTCCAGGAGTCGAGGGTGGTCATGATGATCGCCCACGAGTGCGACGCGATCATGGAGGAGTACGTCCTCAAGACCATCGACGGACACAACCATCTGTTCGCGAAGGTCAACACCGCCTGTACGGGTGTCTGCCAGAAGTATTACCTGGCGAACGCGCTCTACGGCGACACGCCGGGCGAGGCGTTCAAGGTCGATACCGGTCCCGGCATCAACACGATCGACACGATCAAGAAGGGCTGGGTCCTCGCCCAAGTCCTGGTCAAGACGAGCCGCCAGGCGGAGTGGATCGTCATCAACCTGATCAAGAAGCCCATCGAGTCCGCCTTCTGAGGAGGTGATATGAGTGCCTGACCCAACACGTCAAGACACCTGGCTAGTGACTCTCGTTTTGGAGGGTCGCGACCTGGGCATCTGGGACAAGAAGTCCGGTGGTGAGATCGACTCGGACGAGAACAAGTACCCGCCAGGCGGCCTGCAGGCCGAGATCAGCCTCGGAGGACACAAGACGTATGGTGAGCTCACGATGAGCCGCTACTACGACACCCAGCGAGATCACCCGATCTTTGGCTGGTTCCATTCCCAGGTCGGAGCAGGTCGCGGAGCCATCGGCATGACGCCGCTTGACTTCCATGGCAATCCGACCGGGGCACCCATCGTCGCTGGCGGCACGCTCAAGACGTACACGCCGCCCGAGGTGGACAACGAGTCCGGCGATGCCGCGCTCGTGGAACTGGCCTTCACCCTCGACACCTACTCGCCCTGATGGTTGAGATCGTCACGGGTGAGAACGTGCCCCAGCCCGAGCCCGAGGGAAGCAGCACGGATGCTGCTCCCGGCTCGCTTATGTCGCGAATTCGCAAGGCTGCGGCACGTCAGCAGAAGGAGACCACCAAGGACTTTCCCGTTGGGGGAGCCTTTGGAGAGTGGTTGATGATTCGGTACAAGCCACTGGCGCCGGAAGTCATGGATCAGTTCCTGCTTCAGCAAAAGGATGACTCACCGGCGATTCAACTCAACATGGACATGATGGCGCGTGCGTGCGTTGCTGTCGTCGGCCACGACCCCAATACTGGATCAAAGGAGATTCTGCAAGACGAGCGCGGCCCTGTTCTTCTTGAGCACCGACTTGCGGTGCTCCTCAGCCTGCCCATTCCGAGCGGCGCACAACTGACGGCGCGTGAGGTCATCTCGATGTTGTTTGGCCGCAACGGCATCGCCATCGGTTCCCATGGGGATCAAGTCTCCGAATGGATGAAGAATCCTCAGGATGAAGATGACTTGGGGGAAGGCTAGCCGGTCAGTGGATTGAGGTTCTGGCAGTTGGTGGACTGATCGGGATAAGTCCAGCGCATCTGCTTCGAGCCGAGCCCATTGAACGGGGCATTCTAATCGCAACTATCTTGGAGGCTCAGAGAATCAAGGAGCAATGGGATCACAATCTCGCCAACATGGTAATCTACGAGTTGGCTGAGGCTGTGAAACGAGGACGCAAGAGACAGCGATAATGGCAGATACAATCGTCACCGTACTGAAGCTAATGGGCCAGCGGTCCTACGTTTCAGGCGTCCGTGCGGGGGCGGTTGAACTCGGAAAGCTGGATGTCGCAAGCGCAAAGGCAAGTCGTGGATCCAGAGTTCTCGGGGCGTCAATCGCAGGACTGGCGACACCTTTCAATATCGCATGGGCTGCTGCTAAGCCGTTGACGGCAGGGTTGGCAACACTCGGTACAATGGCAGCAGTCACGGGTCTGAAGTTTGATGCCGGAATGGAGCAGGCGCAGATCGGCATGAAGACCCTCCTCCGCAACGGAGATGAAGCACGGAAGGTCGTCAAGGATGTTCGTGACTTCGCTTTGCGGGCGCCGCTGTTTGGCGTTCAAGAGATGGTCAAGTCAGCGCAGCAATTGATTGGTACCGGGTTCGATGCCAAGAAGATTGTTCCAACTCTGACGTCATTCTCGGATACGCTGTCTGCTCTCGGTCGTAATCCAGAAGATCTGCAGCGTATGACCTACGCATTCATGCAGATGTCCGCCAAGGGTCAGATCAGCGCCGAGGAACTGCGCGGGCAGCTAGGTGAAATTTTCCCGGCCACCAAGCTGCTCGCGCGGGGCATGGGTATCTCTATGAAGGATCTCAACAAGCAGATGAAGAAGGGCGCAATCAAGAGCGCCAAGGCACTTCCAATTCTGCTTGCGGAGATGAACAAGGAGTACGGCGGAGCAACTCAGAAGCAGTCTCAGACGTTCAATGGTATGCTGGCCAACTTGAAGGAGGGTGCGAAGTATACTCTGGGCATCATGTTCAAGCCGTTGTTCACAGCGCTCAAGAAGGATGTGTTCCCGGCGCTGAATACAACGATGGGGCAAATCCAGAGTTTTTGGTCTGACAATGCACTTACGACAAAGCAGAAGATTCAGTTTTCGATTCAGTCTATCCGCACGTACATGGGACCACTTGCGGCGCAGATTGGACAGAAGATCAAGGAGGCAAATCTCGGTAAGCGTCTGACCGATGCAATCGACTATGCGCTCCCAATCATCATGGACCACATTGCCAACGCAGCACCCAAGGCGGCACTTGCATTTGCAACGGCATGGTGGCACGCGGGCGTCTGGGCAAAACTCTTCATCGCGCTCGGACTGGCTTCAAAGCTTGGTCTCTTCAATGTGCTCGGCCGGAGTGCAGCTGAAAAGTTTAGTTCATCGTATACAAAGACCACCGTTGCCGAGACTGCCGGTTGGAAGGGTAAGATCAAGGTTGGTGCTACAAACTTTGGTATGTGGCTTGGTCGGACGATTGGTATTGTCGCGGCTGGATATATGGCGCTTGAGATCGCCAAGAGCATTCCTGCTCTGAACCAGTACTCGGGCAAGAAGGGGTGGGGCGAACTGTGGCGCGATCTCAAGCATCGTGGTTCGCAATTGAAGGACTTTGTTGGGAGTGGACCGAGTGGTAGCAAGGTTGCGGGAATGGGCGGCATTCATCAGACGACGAAGCCCAAGGCGTACAGGGGATTGCCGAGCGTTGTTGGACACCAGCAGAGTGGCGGTTGGGCCTCGGGCTGGAACATAGTCGGCGAGCGCGGTCCTGAACTCGTGAAGATGCCGAACCGCTCGTATGTGTATCCGACGGGCACGATGCCACCGGTGTCAATGCCGTCAATCGGAATTCGCACAACGGTGCCTGTGATCATTCGCGGCCGCGAAGTTGCTCGCGCAGTTGCGGACGATACGGCTGATGTGATGGCGAGGACCTGATGCCGAGTCGGAGATTGAATCCCTTCCCTGACGGTCAAGTCCCTGCTGGCTTCGTGCGGATCTGGTGCGACGAGCCGGACCTGGCGATCCAGGAGCGCTTTGGCGCAGAGCTTCCAAAGATCACTACTGATGAAGGGCCGTGGGATGTTGTTCCGCGTGCCAATCAGGTCTCGATGACGATTCCTAAGGGCATGGGCCCTTGGCGTCTTGATCTCAACATCTTGATCGACGGGCTCAGGGAACAGAAGGGGCAAGAGATCAAGATTGGCAAGCTGTACGACTGTTGGCGCGGCACCAAGAAGTCGCCGCCCGGCATTCTACATGTTGCCGGTCTACCTGAAGTCGATCCGAGCATGGAATGGGTGATCGACACAATCGACCAGGGTGACTATCTGCGGCGTAACGACATGCACCGCATTCGGCAGGATCTGACGATTCATTTCATCGAGTACATCAGTCCGCAGTACCTGCCAATGGCCAAGGGTGCACTGATGGGAGCCAAGAAGGCAACCGTCGTGACGCTCAAGGTCAAGCGCGGAGATACGCCAGCGACAATTGCGCGACGGCGCGGCGTGAAATGGACGACACTCCGTGAGTTGAACCCAGGCGTGATCTACAAAGCCAATCAGAACTTGCTTGACGGATCGAAGATCAGAGTACCGGCCAAGAAGGACAGCAACGCGAGTCAATCGAGCAGAACGAAGTAATGGCAGCCACAGCCGTAGCTCGGGCAACAAAGTCGCCCTCATGGGACCCCGTTGGATGGGAGGCTTCCGTTTGGCGCAATAAGGCCGAGTGGAAGAAGTGGGAACTTGTCGGTATGAAGCCGGACTACACGGTTGATGATCTAATCCTGAATTGGGTCGACAAGCGCGTCACGGATCTCAACATCAAGGCCGCCATCACAGGAGTTCACTTCACACGCTCGATGGATCAAGCCTCGACCTTCGAGATCACAGTCCGCGATCCCAACCAGCGCATCTTCAGCGTTGCGGCCAAGCGCGTCCGCGCCAAGAAGATCCCTCCAGGTGGAATCAACAAGAAGACAATGGAGGGCGTGATCGACATCGATGAGGCATGGGAGCCGATCCTGCCTCCAACGATGCTAGGACGCGCGGCTGAGGTTGAGATTGACACGGTGGTGTTCCGACTCGTCGGGGTCAAGTACCAGTACGCAACTTCCGAGTCAGTTCTGACTTTTGAGGACAGGACGATCTATTGGCTCAGGCGCAAGAAGGGCGTTGAGCGCCGCTCAAGCAGGAGTGACGCGACACGGGCTGAGTTCATTCTTGCGCTTGTTCGGGAGATCAAGTCTTGGACCGTTCCGTTTGTCTGCCCCGAACTTCACGTCAAGCAGCCCATCGCAAAGACGCAGGAGCCGGACAATAAGGTCACGCTTCAGTCCGGGACTGGACGGGCAGGCTTTTCGGGTCATGATCTCAAGATCAAGGGCAAGACGGCGCAAGCCGATCAGATCCGTAATGCCGACGAGGTATTGACGCAAGCCAGTCAGGCAGACGGGGCTGATAAGCGCAGCGTAACTGCCTGTATGGCAGCGGTCATCGTCGAGAGTCAGGTTCGCAATCTGCGAAAGGGCGACCGCGACTCATTGGGCATTCTACAGGTGCGGGTCTCAACATCGGGTAGCTCGCAGAAGAGCCTTGACATTGACTGGTGCGTTGACCAGTTCATGACCAAGGGCTTCTGGGGCAAGGGCGGCGCGGTTGAAGTTGCCAAGAAGCACCCTAATGAGACAATTGGCTGGATCGCGCAGCAGGTCCAAGGCTCAGGCAATCCTGGCGCCTACGACAAGTATCTGGACGAAGCCGAGGCATTTGTCTCAGCCTGGCAAGGTGGGTCGCTGCCGGATAGCGGCGGTGGTACTTACCGCAAGAGCTTCCAGTACACGCGCGACAAGGACGAGGATAGCTGGACTTGCATCCAACGTCTTGCCGATGAGGTTGCATGGCGTTGCTTTATGGTAGGTAACGCAATGTACTACATCAGCGAGGAGGATCTGTATCGGCAGCGTGTGCGTTACGTCATCCGTCCTGATAGCTCCTACTTGCTCGACATGTCGTATGACGTAGACTGGGGCAAGCCGGTCAGCGAAGCGACGTTGACCGTTGATCTGAATCAATGGGGTGCGCCGCCCGGTGCCGTCATTGAGCTAGATGGATTTGTGATCCCCGACGGGCGCTGGATTGTTTCGCAGGTTGATCGTGACTGGTTCAGCCCGGTCTGCGATATCACAATCAAGACGCCGGGTCCGTCCAAGAAGGAGCCTGCGACCACTCTTGAGACGCGCAATCAGTCGCAGGTTGATCCTTGGCTCGATGTTGATGCTGACTCGAAGTCGGGCAAACTGTACCTTGAATGTCAGCGCATCTCCGACAATGCGACGAGCTACGTGTATGGCGGCTCGCACGGGAAGCCACTCAGCCAGATCGCGTCCAACGACCACATGGACTGCTCATCGTCCTGCTCGCTGGCCCTGTATCGTGCTGGGATGTTTCATGGGCAGACTGCGATTGTGTCGGGCGAGTTCGCAAGTTCCTGGGGTCAGCCGGGTAAGGGCAAGCACTTCACAGTCTGGGCGAATAGCGGACACGTCTGGATCGAGTTCCATGGGATCGGCGAGGCCAAGCGCTTCGATACATCTGCGCATGGTGATGGTAAGTCCGGCGATGGTCCGCATCTCCGCAGCACGCCGCGGAATGACCAAGGCCGTTTCACTGCACGACACTGGCCGGGTGCATGATGCCTGAGCTAGCCAAATTGTTCGTGAAGCAGTCGCTGGGTCTGGCAGTCGATCAGCAGATCGTGGATGGAAAGATCTGCGAGCGATCGGACGGCATGTACGTCAAGGTCGATGATAGTCAAGCACTTTGGGGTCCCGTCGTCGGCGGCACCGGGCTGGATGAAGATTCGCAGGTCTGTGTTGCAGTTGCACAAGATGGAACGATCTATGTGATCTATCCCGGCTCGGGCGCCGGACAGGGCGACTGTTGTCAGAACATCGACGGAGGCAAGCCCGACACCCTCTATGGCGGCATGTGCAATGTTGACGGTAACGGCGTGGTGAGGGACTGATGGCACAGATCATTCAGATGCGCCGTGGGACCGCCGCCGAATGGACTGCCGCCGATCCGTTGCTGGCTGAGGGTGAGATTGGAGTTGAGAAGGATACCTTCAAGTGGAAGGTTGGCGATGGGCTCAAGGTCTGGCATCTGCTCCCGTACGTCACCGGCGCGAAGGGCGACAAGGGCGATCCTGGTTCACCAGGACCGGCGCTGAACTGGCGGGGTGCATTTTCAGCCACGACAGCGTACGCCAAGAACGATGGCGTTTCGTACAATGGATCGAGCTATCTGGCTACAGCAGCAACAACTGCCGGCACGCTGCCACCCAACGCTCCGTGGCAGGTTGTTGCCGAGAAGGGCGCGACAGGCAATCAAGGCCCCAAGGGTGACAAGGGTGATCAAGGCATCCAGGGCATCCAGGGCATCCAAGGTGTCAAGGGCGACAAGGGCGACACTGGCACTCAAGGGCCGCCCGGTACGCCACTCGTTGTCGTCTCATCACTGCCTGATCCCGCAAGCTCGGTGCCTGGGCAGATGGTTCTCTACAATGGCAATCCCTGGTTCTTCGACGGGACAACCTGGAAGCAGGTCGGCGTCGGCACTGGTGGATCGAAGTCGTTCGCATTCTTCATGGGAGATAGTGATTGATGCCTGAAGACTATAAGATCATGGCCCAAGGCAACAACGCCGCGAGCGGCAACATTTACACCGTCCCGGCAGGGGCTGATGCCATCATCAAGGAAATCAACATCGTACCAGTTACCACCGGCGGAACATTTCGGCTCAACGCCGCAGGCAAGCCGTTGATCCCCCAGATCGCTCTCGGTGCGGGCGAGTGGGCTGAGTGGGAGGGGAGTCTGGCGATTGGCGATGGGATGATGTTGTATATCTCGAATATCGTCAATCCAACCGGTGGATTCGACTACATCGTCTCAGGCGTGGAGATCACTCCGTGACTCTCAGGATTTACACCAAGGACGGGCTCCTCAAGGGCTCGGACTATGTCCAACAGATCTCCAATCTCGACATCTGGCACATCGTTGGCGATTCGGCGACCGGGCTGGGCACCGCCTTCACAGGTGGATGGGTCGCCCTTTCTGCGCCGGGTCCTCGGTTCCGCAAGTACCCTGATGGACGTGTGCGTATTGCCGGGAGTGCCAAGACTGGCGCTAGCGGTAATGGCATGTTTGTCTTGCCGCTTGGATACCGTCCGACGCAGGACCTTACTCTGCCGGTGATGGCGGCTGGTGGAATGGCTTATGTCACGATTTCTGCGTCCTCCGGCAATCTCATCCCGTTCAACCTGACGGGCGCGAGTGTTTCGACTAGCGTTGATCTCAACTCCATCGAGTTCGACACGGAGTCAGTCGGCCCATGGGCGGTTCCCGTCGGCGTCTACACGCCGCCGCCTCTCGTCACCTCGCTGCCGACGACTGGGCTGTACGACGGCATGGAGGTTTACTACCTCGCGGATGCGACCAACGGCGTCATTTGGCACCTGCGCTATCGCACCGGCGGCGGAACATACAAGTGGGAAGTCATCGGTGGCGCCCCACTCGTGGCTGAGTATCTTCCCCAGCAAGTCTTCAATCCATTTTCGACTGGGACATGGGGGACATTCAACTCAGATCCCGCAATTGTGCCGCCACTGGTAGGTGAGTATAATGTCGACTATACTTGCTCAATTGGAGTTTCAGTTGTGTCGACGGTGTTCATTGGATTTCAAATCAATGGTACTGAGCCATCTACTACTACATCCCAACTTGGTGTGATTTCTACTGCCGGCGGAACTCACTCATTTGCTGTCCGACGGAAGTCACAGTTGAATGCCGGATCAACATTGCGACCACGAACTCAGCATAATGCTGGATCATCGATCAGCGTGTCGAACCAAGCGGCCTGTCTTCGAGCGATGCCTGTGAGGGTCGGATGAGCCCGCTAACGATCTATGACTCGCAGGGCCGCGCCAAGCGCGCCAATTTGTCGATCGCTAATCCCGTCGCGATGGATGGATGGCATCTCGTCGGTGACGCATCGACCGGGCTGGGGACGGCATTCACTTCCGGATGGAGCAACTATAACGCGGCAACTGAGGAGACTGCCGGATTCCGCAAGGACCCGTTCGGACATGTAAACCTCAAGGGGCTCGTGACAGCTCCTGCACCAACTTCAATTGCCTGGACGCTCCCGGTTGGCTACAGACCTGCCAAGACGGAACGCTTCGTTTGTGCGCACATTGCAGGCTTTGCTTTGATCCAGGTGATGGCGGATGGCTCCGTCCAGTTCTTCAACATTGGCCCGCCGTACACGGGTGCTGCCGGCGGGTGGCTGGATCTGTCGGTTGTCGAGTTTGATACGCAACTCGTTACAGCGTATCCGGCTGGGCCGCAGGGGCCTGTCGGCTCACCGCCGCGAGTCACGTCATTGACGCCAGGGACTGGTAATATGCCGGCTGCAATCACGGACGGCATGGAGGTTCACTACGTCGCCGACGCAGCGAATGGCATATTGTGGCACTTGAAGTACAACGCGGGTTCGGCCTCAACCTTCAAGTGGGAATTTGTCGGTGGTGCGCCGCTTGAGGCCGTCATTGCCACCGACGAGTCTTTTGCTGCCGATGGCCTCGAACATGACGCGACAACTGTGGGCCCCCAAATCATCGCTCCGCTGAGTGGTGAGTACAACTACGATATTGACGCTAATCATTACCACGCGGGTAGCGCGCAGTCTGCGTTGCAGACGCTGCTTGCCCTGCGTGGAACTAATGCTAATGCGGGCGGCGGTCCGCATATTGCGATGATGTTTGTCGTAGCTGGCGGTAATGCCTTCAATCTGCCGCATGCCGGGAAGGTCACTGGTGTGGTTGCGGGAGACAACTTGCGCGTTCGTTACTACAACAACGGCGGTGGTACGACAAATGGGCATGTTCGCTGGCGCCGAATTGCGATCAAGCCAGTGAGGGTCAGCTAATGGAATCACTAGATCAACTACGTGCGTGGGGCTACGAGGTCAACCAAAGCCAGGAGGTTGAGGGCGTGCCGATCTGGCACATCGGCGGCTACGGAATGTCCACGTACGTACGTGACGATGACGAGGAAGCTCTCACCAACCTCGCCGATCCCGAGGCGCATGAGGCCAGAGTCAATCCGCCGGAAGTGGAGGTTGCTGGTGGATAGTATTCCGCATCTTGCTTGGCCGATTCGGCTCACAGATACGGGCCAGTACGTGACTGTGCAGCAGGACACGGATGATGAGGTTGCTCAGTGTGTCGGAGTGCTCGTTTCCTATCTGCGCGGATTTCGCATTGAGCGCCCGGACTTCGGCATCTTCGATCCCACCTTCAATAACCAGCCCATCGACACTTCCGACATCGGCAAGGCTTGCGCGATCTTTGAGCCGCGCGCTGACGTCGATCTGGAAGAATACGATGACCCGACTGATCGCGGCAAGACAACCGTCCGGCTGAGAGTCACCGTTCCCACCTCTGATGAACTTCCGCAGGAGTAGCAGATGTCCGACCAGGGATACGTTCAACTTGATCTGATTGGCGACTTCGACTCGCTGACCGACATTGGCGTTGGTTACATGGAAGACGTCATCCCTGGGTGGGAGTACAACGCCTCTAGCCCAGACTCGGTGTTGATCGAGGGATCGTCGCAGATCGGCTCTGAAGTCATCGATCAGGCAGCGCAGGTGCCGCCTGAGGCGATGATCTATATCGGCACGACGATCTACGGCATTCCGATCCAGCAGGGCACGCCGGCAGTCGCGCAGGCTGTCATCACCTTCGCAGACGACACAGGTCCGGTCGTGGTCCAGGCGCAATCACAAGTCGGAGTGCCGCATCCCTCGGGTACGCCGCTCATCTTTTTGACTGATCGTGATCTGGTTGCACCGTCGGGCGGTGGCAACATTCCCTTCCAACTCGTGGCGCTGGACGCAGGCCTCAATGGCAATGGGGCATTTGGCGACTGCGATCTGGTCGAGCCCGTCGATGGTGTCGAAAGCATCGTTGCGGATACCGCCGTCAATGGGACAGATCCGGAAACACCGCAGCAGTACCTTGACCGGCTGACCGATACACTTACACTCTTGAATACGCACCCGATTCTGCCGTCTGATCACGCGAAGCGCGCCCGTCACATTCCGGGCGTTGGGCGGGCTACGGCCATTGACCTCTACATGCCTCCGGCAACAGCCGAGCCGGTTGGGGACATCGACGCTCCTGAGTACGATCCCGACGGCGCAATCGATGTGCCGCGCTGCACGACGGTCGCCATCACGGATGTGAACTTTGAGGAGCCATCTGCCGATCTGAAGCAGGATGTGTACGCGGATCTAGATGCGAACCGTGAGGTCAACTTCCTCAACTACGTCATCGGTCCGACGTACACCACCATCGATGTGCAGGCCGTCGTCGTGTCCTACCCGGGATTCAGCGATCAGGACGCAATCGACGGCGCAACCGGCATGGTGCAGACTTGGCTCGATCCGGCCAACTGGGGAGCGCCGCCAGGTGCTGGTTCTGGCGAAGGCGTCGAATGGGCGAACGACAACACCGTCTGGTTGTACGAGGCCGTGGACTGGCTCAACCGTGGCGGCGGTGTCTATCGCGTCAAGTCCGTCCAGATGCGGATTCCGCCAAACGCCTTTGCCGCAGCAGACATAGCGCTGCCTGGGATCGCGCCGCTACCGCAAGCAGGAACAATTACGATCACGGCAGCTGAGTCCTGATGGATCCACCCGTCCACACCCCTCTCGGGCTGAGGTTGAGAGTGCGTACTCAGCCCATGGCGCAACACGACGCTGACTACGGTTATGCGCATGCCTATATGTGCGAGGGCATGATGCGACCTTGGGCGCAGGTGGCTGAGGTTGTTGATCCGCCTGATCCATGGCCACCATGGTCGCCAATCTTCAATGTCGATATTTGCCCGGACTGGGCGCTGCCGTGGCTGGCGCAAATCGTTGGAATCATTCTGCCGTCAAGCATCAGCCCATCAGATGCACGAACTGTTATCAAGGCGCTCTCGAACATGGCGCGGGGAGGACCAGCCGCTATCAGAACAGTTGCGGGTCTGTTCTTGACTGGAAGCAAGAGCATGTTCTTCCGCGAGCGTGATGGCGGGGATGCCTACGTTCTGGAGATTGTTTCTCTCAACAACGAGACTCCTGATCCATCGGCGGTGCGACGCGCGATCCTAACGCAGAAGCCGGGCGGCATCGTTCTGAACTATCGGACTGTGGATACGTGGGATCACGAGCAGCTTGCTTCGTATCACTATCTCCACAGCGAGCTTCACACCTTGTATCCAACACATCGCGATCTGAAGAGGGGGCCGGTTGCATGACCTACCTCAGTGGTAGGACTCCTGTTCTTGGCCTGCCGTACTCGACGCCGGATGATGACGTTGATGTAGCGCAGGAAGAGCAGGCCATGATGGAAGCTATCGAGAGCATGATGCTCACTCGCATCTTCGTGATCGGTGAGATGCGGATCTTTGCAGGCGGGCCGCCGGATGCGAAGTGGCTTCAGGTTCTCGGACAGATCCTCAACCGTGCCGACTATCCTGAGTTGGCCGCCAAGCTTGACACAACTTGGAACACCGGCGGCGAGACTGCTGCACAGTTCAGGCTACCAACAACTAACGGTCGCGCCTTGGTCGGGGCTGGACCGGCGCAGACGGGAGTGACCGCACGGCCGGTTGCGACACGTTGGGGCGTTGAGGCCGTGGCGTTGTCTGTCGCACAATTGCCGTCGCATAACCACCCGCTACACGATCCGGGACATGCTCACAGTGTGTACGATCCGAGTCACAACCATGGCGTGTCGTCATCGATCCCTGACTTCTCAATGAGCATTGGCGGTGGCGGCGTCGGAATGCTCTCCGATAATGCTGGCGCACCGTGGCGTTACAATGCTCCAATCTCCGTTGCGTTTGCTGGGACTGGAATCAGCCTCTATGCGGCAGGGACGGGCGTTTACATCGATGCGGTTGGTAGCACACAGAACCACGATAACACGCAGCCGTCACTCGCTGTGCCTGTCTACATCTACGCGGGAAGGTAGTCATGATCAACGTTCACATGTCAATCAACTTCGCGGCCGAGGACAAGGGTCACGCCGACGCTCTCATCAAGGCGCTCGGGCTGCCGGTTGGGGCGGTTGTCAATACCGTCACAAGTGAGATCCTTGAGGATCACACGGGCACGGTTCAGCAGGATGGGACCATCGTTCAGCCGACGTACGATCCTGGCATCGAGGAAGTCACTCCACAGGGCGAGCAGATCGTGCAGCCCGACACTCCGGGGGATGCTCAGCCGACTACTTGATGGGGCTGATGGCCTCATCGTCCTTGCTGTTGTAGTCTGGATAGCTATCATCGCCGTTCTTGTTGTTGTATATGATAAGATGCGGCGATGAATCGCTTTAGCTCCGCTTTATGGAGTTATAGTAGACTCGGCTCGACGCGGGAGGCGGGGGTTCTCAGAGCTTGGGAGGCAATGAGGCCTCCCGCGTCAATTGACTGGACTAAGGACTGGAGGCCCAATGTCTGGATGGGACAATTTCGACCAAGAGGATTTGGTCGACAACATGGACTATTGGAATGAGGTTCGTTGGGGTGGCGATCCGCGTTCCGATGAGGAGATCAAGGAAGCGACGTCCAGAGAACTGGACGACGATTTCATTCCCTGGGGGCATGGAGATTACGATGAGGATGAGGAGGTGAGTGAGTGTGATTGAAGTGCGGATCGGATGCCGAGTCGAGGTGTCCGGAGGTAGCGCGCCATACGGCAGCCCGACGATGTTCCGGGGCACTGTGATCGACGGTCCCGACAAGGTCGGGAACTGGTACGTCGAGTGGGACGGTACGGACGAGGACCACGCCGACTACGGCGGCAGGTTCGGATGGGAAGGACTTGACGCGAACAACGTGATCGAGGAGGTGAAGGTTGACTGACGAAGTCTCAGCCCGGGAGCGTAGGCTGAACGCGCAGGCGATGGCACGCCTGTACCGGACCTATACTCACGAGCAGCTGAGGCGATTGCTATACATCTACCGTGAGACTGGCAGTCTCAAGGAAGTGGATGGCAACGACAACAAGCGGGCAATCAAGCGCGCTGTGAACTATAAACTGTTGTAAGGACTGAAAATGAAGCATATGAGTGACTTCGAGAAGCAGCTCAGCGCGGACCTGCTCTCTCACCGGAAGCAGCTGGAGGCGGAGCATCTGGAGCGCGTCGGCAGGATCAACGCAGCGCTTCGCGAGCTTCACATCCCGGAGGGCAAGATTACGCCCAGGCCCCGCATGGAGATGCGGGTGTCTGCGGGGAACGGTGTGATTGAGGAGCGCGCCGCCGCCTAGGTCCGGCCGCCTCACGGATTCATCCGCTAACATGCCGTACTCATCTTCTCCGGGCCTCCGAGGCCGACCCTCGACGTTCCAGGCCGAATAGGGGATGGCCGTGGCCCGGAAGAAGCGACATAAGCGCCGGGAGCAGGCTCCGTGGATGTACTATTCACGGTGGGCGCCGCACCTTGATGAGGATGGACTTTACGCGGTTCGTAGCAACACGTATGGTGACGTGATGCGACGCTACCCCAAAAGGCGGTATGATCGCGCCCAAGCGTTCGCTGACCTTCTCAATCGTGAGGAAGTCAATGCGGCGATCCGTGTCGCAGCGAGGCACGGAGTATGAAAAAACGACCACAAGGAGAGTTCCACAAGCAGCTGCCAATGTTCAAAATGGAGTACACCGGCGCGGGCTGGATGCGCATAGAATGTCCTCGGTGTGGGGGCGTCGCTTGGGTTAGACGCGGACCTTGGCTTCACTCAATGCGTAATAGACATCTCGTAGCTCGTAGCTGTACGTACTGCTTCAAGGTCAGTAGGATTCTGTAGGCAGGGAGAAAGGAGCAGCACACCTGGCTAACCAATGGGACCGATACCGAAGTCACGTAGGTGGTCCCGGCTAGACAAGGAAGCTACCAAAGGAAGTTATGAAGTTCATTTCTGTCGTTTCGATCCTGATGTTCGCCGTTCCGGCAGTCGCGTCCGCCCAGGTGGCAGAGCATCAGACGCGCAAGGGACATGCGCACTACCGTCACGAGGGATGCCAGTCCAGGGCATGTGACAAGAGGATGGACAAGAAGTCCCACATGAAGACCCTCCACAAATGGTGGAAGGCGACCAAGCCCTTCCGGGCATGGCTGTTCTCAACAAGGATGTGCGAATCAGGAGGTAACTACCGCATCAATACGGGCAATGGCTTTTACGGCGCGTACCAGTTCGTGCTCTCGACCTGGTATGCTGCCGGAGGGCACGGGATGCCGCATCTCGCCGAGCCGCTGGAGCAGGACTACCGCGCAGTTGTTTGGCGTAACATGATTGGCAACCCGCACTCGCCAGGAGGTTGGCCTGTTTGCGGATGATTCCTTGAGCGCATAGACCAACGTGGGCTGGGCGGCTAGACCCCAAGATCCCCCCATCTGGTCGCTCAGCCCGCCTGAAGGAGAATTATGGCAGCACACGACAAGAGATTAGAGTACACTCGCGAGGAATTGGAGCGACTCGCGCTCACGGATAATCCCATCAAGCGGTTGGTGTTGGGAACCTCTGACTGGGCTCCGTTGCAACATCTGGAGCAGGCCGGCATGTTGAAGATTTCGGGCGACGACATGGTCGACAAGTCCAATTGGTTTCGTGAGCAACATGCGCAAGAGATGAAGGAGATGCCGCCGATGCATCTGGAACTCGACGCTGCTGCGCGAAAGGCGGCGGAAGCAGCAACTGCTGCGCTTGCGGCAGCGGTCGAGGCGGCATATCAGCTCTACCGCGTCACGCAACTCTGCGATTGCAATCAATGTCGCCAAAGACGACAGCGTCGCAACGCAAAGTCAAACTGAGGTTCAGAACTCCTGAAACAAGACAGGTATGGGCGGTGATTGGACCATATTGTGAACTGACGGAGGATCGAACCAGAATCCAAGTCTGGTTCCCATACGCGCCTGAGATCAAGGATGCAGTCAAGGCGCTGCCCGGACGCTTTACGCCCAAGGAGGATGGCGGGCCGTACTGGACGGTCCCGCTTGATCTGGCCGTCGCGCGGCGGCTACGAGACATCTTTGGCGAGGCGCTCGATACAGGACCCCAGGTTGAGGCATGGGCCTGGGAGCAGCGCAAGATCGAACGCAATCTGCGGAAGATGGCGCTGGCCGACGACGGGAAGCTGGAGGTGCTCCCGGAAGTCCTGCCAGACTTGGCTGAGTTCTTGCGACCGTACCAACGTGCGGACGTCAAGTTCATGGCGCAGAACAACATCATCAACGCCAATGAGCCGGGCCTCGGCAAGACGGTCGAGACCATTGCGGCCGTGTTCGAGGCGAAGCTAGACAATGGGCCACAACTCGTTGTTGCGCCCAAGACCAGTCTTGGGACCGTCTGGCAGTACGAACTTGACGAGTGGGTTGGCGATCCGGTCTACATTCTCTCCGGCGATACCACGCCTGGGGAACTGGACACCATTTTGGGTAAGGTCCTAGCACACCAGAAGCGAAAGGAACCATTCTGGTTTGTGACGACTGCAGCCCAGTGTCGCAAGGGGCTGCCGGCACTGCTTGCGAAGCTGAAATGGAAGACCGTCATCATCGACGAGTACCACACCACGGGCCTCGTCAACGTCTCAGGTGACTTGAGCAAGGGCACACAGTTCGGCAAGCTCGTTCGCAACATCAAGCGTGAGCGTCTGTTTCTGGTCTCGGGTACGCCAATGGGCGGAAAGCCGATCAAGCTCTGGGGCGCGCTTCACCACATCGATCAGTCGAAGTTCTCGTCAAAGTGGCGATGGGCTGAAACTTGGCTCAACATCGAGGCTGGATACGACGGTCACAAGAAGATCGGCGGCATTCAGCCCGGTCGCGAGGATGAGTTCTTCTCGGACCACGCTCGCTACATCGTGCGACGGCTCAAGTCAGAAGTTGTGCCCGAGCTACCGCCGATTCAGCGAGTCGATGTCTGGTGCGATATGTCGAAGCGGCAGTCCAACCAGTACGCCAAGATGGAGCGTGATGCGGAAATCCGGATCAACGAGCATCGGCTCAGCGCTGTCGGTGTGCTCGCGGAGTACACGCGCTTGAAGCAGTTCTCGAACGCAGAGTGCTCAGTTGCGACGCGGCTGAAAGCTGACGGTGAGGAGGAGATCAGAGTCTATCCGGTCAACTCGGGCAAACTGGACTATTTGGTCGAGAGACTGGATGAGCTTGGCATTCGCAAGAACGATGAGGAAGGAGATGATGTCGCAGTCGTCGCGAGCCAGTCGCGCGAGATGGTGGACTGGGTCTGCTATATGCTCAACAAGATGGGGATCAAGTCCGAGAAGATCACGGGCAAGATCAGTGAGCGGAAGCGCAACGATCTGGTGCGACGGTTCCAGAGCGGCAAGGACAGTCCACGCGTACTCTGCGTAACCACAACGGCTGGCGGAGTTGCCATCACGCTCGACCGGGCTGATACCGTTCACATCTTGGACGAGACATGGAATCCCGACGACCAGGAGCAGTTGGAAGATCGGATTCATCGCATCAGTCGCATCCACCATGTTACGGCGTACTACTACAGGTCGATTGGGACCATTGAGGAGGACATCTACAAGGTAGCTAAGGATAAGCGCATCACTACTAAGAACATTCTCGACGTTCGGAGGCAGATGATGAAGGAGCGCAAGGGTGGCTAGGGGTCGAAGGCCAACTCAACCGCCGCCTCGGCCAACTGGATTGCCGCCGAACTTTATCGAGCAGCGGGATCGTGAGATCACACGATTGTGCCACGCTCTGACCTATCTCGTGGAGAGAGCAGCAGAAGCACTGGACATCGTGATCGAGCAATTTGAAGAGGAACGAAACAGGGAGGGTTCATGAGGGGCTATACTGTGGCGTTGGCTACAGCATTTGTGGTTCTTGCCGTCGGCTCGGCGGGAGCAGATCAGGACAAGGGCTGGATCTGTCATGGTCAGCAGGATGGGTCGTTCGCTCTGATCGACGCACCCACCAACTCGGCGCACTGGACGAAGCACGAACAGGACGGCAAGGATCACCTACCGTTCGAGGATGGCGACGGACACAAGCACTGCGGCAAGCCTGAGGAGCCGCCGACGCCCGTGTTTACGGGCAAGCTGGACTTCTCGCTGGTCGCTGCTGCATGCGACTCCAACGAGATTGGTGTCCCCGGGTTCACAGTCATCGAGCAGACGTTCCAAGATGGTGAACTCACTGACGAGGAGACCATCTTCGAGTACCCGACGACATGCATCCCGCTGCCGCCTGCCGGCACTCCCGGTCCTCCTGGTCCTACCGGACCGGCTGGAGCCGCAGGGACGGGCGGGACATCAGGTCAGCCCGGAGCGCAGGGTCAAAGCGTCCACCGTTGCAAGTCCAAGCGGTCGGTGACGATCACGCTGCCGAAGTCATTCAAGGGCGCAAAGTCCGTCAAGGTGACGATCGGTAGCAAGGTCAAGACGATCAAGGTCACGAACGGCAAGGTGAAGGTCAGCTTCAAGGGCATCCGCGAGGGCAGCGCCGCCGTTCGGATCAAGAAGGGCAAGCTTCACTTCACCAGGCAGTACGCTGTCTGCAATGAGGGAGACTTGACTGGCATCAACGTGCCGGTCTCATAGTGACGTACCCCAACACAACCGGCGCCACTAGGCGCCAAGAAAGGAGCGACATGCGTCGCTTGCTGTGCCTGGCCGGACTCTCGGCCATGCTGCTGATCCCCGCCGGGGCGTCCGCCCAGGCTCCCACCCTGGACCAGTCGGGAGCGCAGACCGCTACCGGCAACTTCGTCCAGCGCAACGCCCGGAGCCTGGTGGATGCGCGAGGCAGGGCGACACTCGACGCACCGGCTGACGTGCCGGCGTGCGTTCAGCAGACCTCTGCCCGCTTCCCCAGGTTCTACTGCCTGTTCTCGGCGGACATCAGCGACCGCGTGTTCCTCGGGTTCACGCGCGTCCACATCAGCAGCGTCCGTGGCGGCCCGCAGCCTCCGCATCACACAAAGATCGTGAGGCGGTTCCGCGTGCGGCACTTCCACTGCGTCGGCGTGGTTCAGGTGCGTGCCGGCTTCTTCCGGCCGAGCGTGAACCTGGTTGCGAAGGACTGCATCCAGGGGCGTAGCACGTTCGACAGTGGCCCGTCGGATGACGTGACTCCGACGGCGACGGCCTGATCCAACTGAGGGCTCCGGCGTGGTTTCTAAAGTGGGGGCCGACGCCGGAGCCTTCACCTAAGGAGACAATATGAGACAGGTCATCGCATTAGCTGTCTGTCTGCTCTTGGGTTGTGCGGCGTTTGCCGTCGCGAATCAGGTCGAGCCTGCAACTCAGCCGACGGCGACTGTGAAGGCGAAGGTCAAGACTGTGCGTGGGCCGCGCGGCAAGACGGGCAAGACAGGCAAGCGCGGTCCGCAGGGACTGCCTGGCGATCCCGGTCCGCCTGGTGATCCCGGCCCGCCCGGCAACGATGGTGCTCCCGGCAATGATGGGGCTCCCGGTCAGGACGGAGCACCTGGCGCAGATGGTGCTCCCGGGCCTGCGTGCCCGGAAGGGGCGACCGCAACTACGGAGACAGTCATGCTCGACGGTGGCGGTACAGCCAAGGCCGTGCTCTGCGTCGTGCCGTAGGAGGGGACATGCAGCGGTGGGAAATCAACGTCAAGGAACTCGTGGAGCGGAAGTACATCGTGTATGCGACTTCTCCTGGCGAGGCAGTTGATACACTTCAGGAGGGAGTCTTCACGAAGGTCGAAGATCACGATGGGACGATCCAGGAAGTCCTCAGCGTCGTTGAGGCCCCAGAAGTCCCAGAATGAAGCCTTTAGGTTCGCTTTATGAAGCAAAGGTAGACTAGGGGCTCGCGCTAGGCCGAGCGCGTCATCGCGGTTCCGCTGACTGGATACGGTGTATCTCCAGTCCGCCGCCCAGTCAGCGGGACCGCCACCTAACTGCCAAAGGTCTGGAGCAATGGGCAACGAAACCACTCTTGTGAGAACATCCGAGCGATCTGCGTTCAAAAGGTGTAGATGGGCCTGGAACCTCTCTTTTGAGGAGAGGCTCAGACAGCGCAGGGATGCGCCGGTGTTGCGATTCGGGACTCTCGTTCACGAGGCGCTGGCGATGTATTACGTCAAAGGCAAGAAGCGCGGGCTTCATCCTGCCAAGGCGTTCAGGAAGGTCTACGACGCGGACATCAAGGTGGCCGGTGAGTTCGCTGTCTTTGCGGAGACTGGGGATATTCTTGAAGGCGAGGAATGGGTGGACGCTCGCCAACTTGGGATCGACTTGCTGGAGATGTACGTCGAGCGCTACCGTGGTGATCGAGGTTGGGAGGTAATCGCCACAGAGCAGCCATTCCAGGTTCCGGTCCTGAACCCGCGGACGGGCCGGTATATGTTCACGTATACCGGCATTCTCGATCTCATCATGAAGGAGATCAGCACGAAGCGAATCTGGATCTGGGATCACAAGACTTGCCGAGCTTTCACTGACGTCCTCTACGCGATGCCGATGAATGATCAGTTTGGTTCGTACTGGACGTTCGGGAGTGACTGGCTGAGGACTGAGGGCATTCTGCGCCAGAGCCAATTCAAGGATCTCAGCGGCTTGCTCGTCAACTTGCTCCGGCGCGCGAAGCGCGATGATCGTCTGCAGAACGCCGACGGTCACTATCTCAACAAGGACGGCTCGGTTAGCAAGCGGCAGCCTAGCGAGATTTTTCACCGTGAGCCGACATACAGATCGGAGCACGACAAGGAAGAAGTGCGGCGTCGCGCGATGAATGACTATCGTGAGATGCAAATGGTCCGGCGTGGGGAGCTACCGTCAAACAAGAGTCCCAGCATGTGGCACTGTAAGGGATGTGCCTGGCTCGATGTTTGTGAGCTTCACGAAACGGGCAATGACTGGAAGCCGATGCTATCCGCAACCACGGAAGCATGGGACCCCTACTCCCAACACGAAATTGAGTTTGACGAAAAGAGATGACTTTGACAAACATCGTCCTAATGGTGATAGCGCTCGCGGGACTGCTTCTAGGCATGAGCGGATTCCTGCTTGGAAAGCGGGCACTGAAGAAGGCTCGCCAGACGGACGAGCTATCACACAGACAGTCCCTGCGTCCATTTCTGAATGGACATTCCTCCATCGATAGCTGGAGGCGAGCCGCAGACGAGAGTAAGCAAGCAAGTGAAAGGAGGCGGCTAAATGGCTAAGCCGAAAGAGATTCAACCGGTCATGACGCCGACAAACAAGATCTGCTTCATGCTGTATGGTCCGCCGGGCAACGGCAAGACCAGGCTGATCGGTTCGTCTGGACCAAAGACCTTGATCGTCAAACCGCCAACGGATCACACCGAGTCGATCCGTGTCATAGGCGCGGAGAAGTGGGAGGTATATGACTGGTCCGAGATGTACAACGTCCGCGAGTTCGCCAAGCATGAAGGCGCCAAGCACTACAGCTGGATTTGGCTTGACTCGATCAGTCTGTTCCAGGACACGGGCCTTGACGACATCTGGGACGGTACAATTGCTCGCTACCCGCACCGGGCTGAGTACACGCTCGACAAGTTGGAGTACGGCATCAACATGTGGCGACTCCAGCAGTGGGTCCGGGACATGGTATCATTCCCCGGCTTCAACCTCGGGATTACGGCTCATCCTGCGGAGTTGTTGAATCCCGTTACCAACGAGACCAAGCTTCAGCCCTGGGTTCAAGGGAAGAACATGTCGACGAAGATCCAGGGTTACATGAACATCGTCGGCTATCTGGAAGTCGTTACGGACGACAAGGGCAAGAACCGCCGCGTGCTTCGTACGCACGGGACTGAGCGCTACGAGGCCAAAGACCAGTTCGATGCGTTCGGCGAGGATGGCCGACTTGTCGATCCAACAATGCCGAAGATTGAGGAGGCAATCAAGGCCGCCCAAGCAAGCAGACGCAACGGTAGTCCACCAAGGCGCGGAACAGCTCGACGACGGCGAGTTCAGCGCACAACATCAAGGAGGTAACGCGCAATGGCGCGTGTGAAGTACGACGTTCGCGGTGTCGAGGCCGGTCAGCGCAAGGTCCCGTCGCCCAACGTCTACCAGGCGAAGATCACGAGCGCGGACATCACCAAGCCCGAGGGCAAGGATGAGCGGATCGAGCTGGTGGTCGAAATCGTCAACGACTCTGACTTCAACGGCGCGAAGCTGTACGAGTACGTCAACATGGAGTCGGATTCAGCCGCATGGAAGCTGCGGGAGCTTCTGGAGGCGGCGGCGGTCGTGACCGATCGCAAGACATCGGAGTCGGGAACACTCGACACCGACAAGGACCTGGTCGGCAAGATCATCGGCATCAAGACGTTCATCCGTCCGGCCGATGACGCGCGGGGGTTCGACGAGCAGGCCCGTATCCGTCGCATGTTCCCGGCAGAAGATGGCGCCGGGGCAGGCGAGTCATTCGACGATGAGGAGAAGGAAGTGGCTGCGACCACTGAGGACGACTACGACAGCATGGCGCTGTCGAAGCTCAAGGCAGAGCTGTCTGAGCGGGACCTGCCGACGCGCGGGTCCAAGAAGGCCCTGATCGAGCGGCTGCGCGAGAGCGACGCCGAGGAGCAGGAGGACGAGGACCAGGACGGTGAGGGCGACGAGTACACGTGGGAGGACGTGGAGTCGCTCGACAAGGCCGAACTGCGCCAGCTCATCAAGGACGAAGAACTGGACATCAAGGTCACCAGGACGACCGACGTGGAAGACCTGCGCATGGAAGTCGCGGAGGCTCTGGAAATCGAGGACATCCCCGAGGACGAGCCTGAGGAGCCCGAGGACGAAGCTGGCGAGGACGACTACACCTGGGAGGACATCTCGGGCATGTCGAAGCCGGACCTGCGACAGCTGATCAAGGACGAGGAACTCGGCATCCGCGTCACGCCCAAGACCGACCTGGACGACCTGCGCGGCAAGGTGGCCGAGGCGCTGGAAATCGAGGTGCCCTCCGAGGATGCGGAGGCCGACGATGACGCCGACGACTACGAGGAGTGGTCGCTCGACGATCTGAAGGAGGAGTTGGAGCAACGCTCCCTCGCCACCAAGGGCACCAAGCGCGCTCTCGTCAGCCGACTCCGCAAGGACGACGCCAAGGAGGACAAGCCCTTCTAGGGCCACAACAACTTGGAGAGGGACGGCGCAGGCCAAGGACAGTTAGGCGATAAACCATGTTGGTGCCAGGACGAAGGCTAGACGTAGCACGCAGCCTGGTAAATGGCCCGAGCGGCAGCCATAGGCATGGCGAAATGAGTGAGCGGAGCGTAACGCTGGACCGCTCGTGGGGTGGGCTTGGCCGGTACTACGCCGGTCCCAGCACCCGGGAATCCTTGACCAACCTCTCCGAGACCACTTGCGGGGGCAAGCATCATGGCCGCTAGCGCCAGGCAACTGTTGGAACCCTACCTGGCGGGCGCCGAGCGTCCAAATGGGGATATCGACATGATCTGTCCTCTCCATGACGATGCTCGGCGTTCGGCCGTGGTGAACTTCAAGACGCGCGAGTGGAACTGCTTTGCTAGCTGCGGCGGTGGAACACTCGATCTGCTCCTCAAGCAGCGTGCGGAATGGCTGCCTGCAAATCGTGAACCTGGAACCACAAGCTCGAATGGCGACAAGCGGCCGTTCCCTGATTCAGCCCGTCTGGACGGTTGGCAGTCGGCGTTGTTGGGGAACAGTGATCTACTGGAGTGGCTCGAAATCCGCCGTGGGCTGAACCCAGATACGCTCCAGCGATACGGCATTGGCTGGAACGGGCAACGCTTCACAATACCTGTCTACGATGACGCAGGTAAGCTCGTCAACATCAGGCAGTACTCGCACACTCTCGATCCCAAGATGAAGAATTGGCCCGGTTGGGGGAGTCCACCGAGATTGTATCCAATCAACATCTTCCTTGACGATCCAAAGGAGGTGATGATCTGCGAAGGTGAACTTGATGCGCTGATTTGCAACCAGCAAGGGCTCCCAGCAGTAACTGGTACATCGGGCGCTAAGAGCACCGGACGCTGGCGGGAGAACTGGTCCGATTGGTTCAAAGGCTTGACCGTTTACGTGTGTTTCGATCGCGACGCGGATGGGCGGCGCGCAACACGTAGGATCGTAGACAAACTTTCAAACATCGCCGGCAAACTGCTCGTTATCGACCTGCCGTATCCGATGGGTTCGCGGAAGGATCTGACGGACTTCTTCATTGACGGCGGGACGATCAGCAAGCTGAAGAAGCTAGCAAAACCCATCAGCGAAGTCAAGGATGAGCTTCTTTACACTCCGGCCGATTATGAGGAACTCCGGTCGGGCAATATGGAGGGCAAGTCGGTCGAGGTGGTTGGTACTCTGGCCTCGATCTTCTCAACACAGATACTGCTACCTAGAAGTTTGGAGGCACGCTGTAACTATGATTGGGACCCTAAGAGATGCGCGGTATGCCCGGTGGGCCAACGCGGCGGTGATCTCAAGACTCCAATTGGGGAGAGTCACGAACTCCACCTGGAGCTTCTTGGAGCAAGCGGCAGCGTTGAGAAGCGGAACCAGCTTTTCCGCCGTGCTTCAGGGGCTCCGCACAACTGCCCCAAGGTCGATGTCCGAGCGACGTACCACTCCGCGTGGGACTGCGAGATTCGGAATGGCTCCAATCTTGCCGAGGAAGCCTACCCAGTTGTCCTACGTCACGAAGGTAAGCCTCCTGGTCTCAATCAGGCGTATCGGTTTCGTGGTAAGCTGCGGGTGGCTCCACGGGGACAGCGGGCCATCTTCATGGCGACCGAGTGTGAGCCTGCGGTCCAAGACCTTGACTCCTTCAGCCCAGGAGCCGACGATGTGGAGCGGGCACAGCAATGGGTCGCGCGCTTCGCGGGAACACCGGATGAACGTCTTGAGCAGATTTCGGAACAACTAGAGTACCACGTGACTGAGATCTATGGACAACGACTACTACACATGGCAACAGATCTGGTCTATCACTCAGTGCTACATTTCCGGTTTGGGGGAAGTGTCGTCACTCGTGGCTGGATGGAGCTACTCGCCGTCGGTGAAACGCGTAGTGGTAAGTCTACGACTGCCTCCAAACTGCTCGATCTGTATCAACGAGGTCACTACCAATCCTCTGAAAATGCCTCCGTCGCCGGACTCCTGTTCGGAGTAGACAAGCGCCTCGGCTCTGGCCGGGAAACTTGGGGAGGATCGGTTGGGGTTTTGCCTCTAAACAATCGTGGGCTCGTCGCGCTGGATGAGGCGCAGGGTCTACGTACTGAGCAAATAGCGCAGATGTCTGACATGCGCTCGCGCGGCGTGGTCCAAGTCAGCAAGATTCGCGCGGCTGAGGTTCAAGCGCAGGTCAGACTGTTGTGGCTCGCTAATGGTAGGCGGGCGCGGTACGCAAATGGGATCGACGCACTTCGCGATCAGATGGGACAGGCCGAAGATCTGGCGCGAGTGGACATCCCGCTATACATCAAGGGCAACGTCGGCAAGGAACTCGACAAAGCCCAGAAGACATATGGAGGACTGGATGACGAATCGCAGGAAGTCCTGCGGTGGCTCGTCTTGTGGGCCTGGTCTCGCAAGGCAGATGACGTGCGGTGGACGCGGCCGGCAAGGACAGCTATCTGGAAGCACAGCAAGGCTCTTAGTAGTGATTTCACAACAACCGTCCCAATCTTCCAGCCGAATGAAGCGGGGGTCAGGCTTGCTAGGATGGCTGTGGCTCTTGCTGCTCGCCTGTTTTCTACGAAAGACGGGCATCGTCTGATCGTCAAGTCCGAGCACATCGAGGCTGCCCGGCGACTGTACGAGCGGTTCCTGGGAGCGCGCGAGCTTGGTCTCGTTGAAATCAAGAAGCATGAGGAACTCGTCGAGCATGCCGGCGAGAACTATGGAGGTGAACTGCGGGAGTTCTTGCAGACGGCACCGATCAATGTTCGTCAGCAACTGATGAATGGAGAGTTGGCGGGTTTTGGTCTCGGGGCCGTAGATGCCGGGGGTATCTACATCAACAAACTTAGCGGCATGCATGCGGTGACTGCAAGTGGTGGCAAATATGAGGTGGCCCCTTGGGCCGTCGAGATAGCGCGGAGCATTACATGAAGCATAAGAAAGTTGTTGTTCTGGGATGTGGTCCTGCCGGGCTCATGGCGGCCTACGCAGCAGACGCGATCCCATTCACCGACGTACATATCTTCAGTCGCAGGGAGAAGTCGGTCATTCACGGGGCGCAGTACCTCCACAAGCCAATCCCTGGTCTCAGCCCGAGGTATGCGCCGGTCGAGTACAGGAAGTACGGCAGCGCCGACGGCTACGCCAAGAAGGTGTACGGCGATCCGATGCATGCGACAAGCTGGGCCAAGTTCGAGCCCGGCGTTCACGACGCCTGGAACATGCAGGATGCCTACGATGAGTTGTGGGAAATCTTCGAGGACAAGATCATTGACTGCGACGTCACGCCTCTCGTCCTGCGCTACTTCGAGCGCTCGGGTATCGACCTACTCGTGTCTTCGATCCCTGCGCCGGTACTGTGCGAGAAGAACGAGCATATCTTCGAGTCGGCGCCAATGTGGGTAATGGCTGACTCCGGCGGAGTGTTGGCTGATGAGGGCACTCCCAACGTCGTTGTCTACAACGGTGACCCCGAGTATCCGTGGTACCGATCCTCATGCCTCTGGCTCCACGAGTATCTGGAGTTCGGGGCTGAGGGCAGACGCGACTTCCCCGAGAGCATGTTGCGGACGGGGCACAAACCCATATCGCACACCTGCGACTGCCATCCGGAGTGGATGCGTATCGGACGGTTCGGCAAGTGGCAGCCAGGAGTCCTAGCACACAGCGCGTACCAGGAGGTCACCATTGCGATGCACCAACTGTAGTGAGCCGATTCAACCGATCGTCTCAATCGACATTGACGGGACACTCGGTGACTATCATCGGCACTTCCTCAACTTCGCCTCTGCGTACATGGGCCTGAAGAAAGCCGACTGGATTCAGCCCGAGGAGTACAACGGCGTCCGTGGCTTCAAGGACTGGTTCCTCGATCGGACGGAGCAGCCTGCTGACGTCTGGTACGACATCAAGCTCGCCTACCGTCAAGGAGCACAGAAACGGAGCATGCCGGTAAAGCCATGGGCGGCTGGACTGACTCATCGAGTGCGAGAGCTTGGGGCTGAGCTCTGGCTTTGCACGACACGGCCATACCTCCGGCTCGACGGCATTGATCCAGACACTCGCTTTTGGTTGGCGCACAACGGGATCGTCTACGATCATCTTCTCTACGACGAGCACAAGTACGTGGAACTCGCGCGGCGAGTCGATCCAGAGCGCGTCTGTGCCGTCCTTGATGATCTGCCAGAGGATCTGATCGAGGCTGGTAACATCTACGGAAGGATGGTGTGCATACTGATCCGAGCGAGTCACAACGTCAAGGCAATTGACATGGACTTGCCCTTCGAGGACGTTCACGAGGGTATCTCCGCATACAACAAGATCAAGGAGCGTGTGGATGGCTGGTTCGCAGCACACGAGGAGCATGGCACTCCCGTCAGATCCTGATGATCCATTCTCCGCAGTGTTGGACCAGGTGATGGAGAAGTAC